TTACCATTCGAACGCATAAGCCACGTCGAATTTGGCACTGTTACACAAAACACGTCGCCTCTGTAATCAAATTCTTCGGCACACATAGTTTGCCCTAGAACTGGATCATTCATTAGCAAACTACACGATTGTTGCTTCGAACCTTCAACAAAGATTGGCAGTGATACATCGCTGTTCACATTACCTTCAACATATTTCTTATACAATTCAGAAGCATGAATTTTTTTATATGAGAAATCTTTGCTACTTGTATCACGAATCAACACTTTGTGATTAGCGGTAACAGTCATATCATACTGCTGTAATTTACCAGCTGACCAAAATCGATACATCTTACCTTCGTAATTAAGTGCAACTTTCCTTGTGATCTGCTGTTCTTGCACTTGATACGTCAGAACATTTAGCGTCATGACGAATTCGTCATCAGCAATATCTTCAATATTTTTCCAACCATCTCTGGTCATAATTTCTGTACCAGGCGGAACGCATTCTCCTGTTGAACGATTTTCAAGAATAAACTTCTGATAGTTCCGTACTTCTCTTTCAAGAATATCTTTCGGATAGATTCTTCCGTTCTGATTCAGTGTATCCGCTTTTTGCAAGATACCTCGCATCATCACTTTTCCATTATTCTGTTCACGTGATTCTTTAATCGTCTCGGGAGTATAGTCGAACACCTCCCACGATGTAAGTAGTCTGGTCATTGTTCACTCTCCTCCTCAGACAGTAATTCTTTTGCTAACTTCGCATATGTCATATATTTCGAGATCACAGCATTGTCAATCTCTTCGATCTGTTCTTCATTCAACTTCATCTGCACTTCATTTAGCTTAGAAGACACGTGCTGATCTAATGTTGAATATGATCGATCGATAGCTTCTAGTAACTTCGTCTTTATTCCACCTAGGCGGCCTTTAATCGATGCATCAGATCCTGTAATCCCGTATAATGCAAATTCTCTGACAAGATCTTTTTGATCATCATCTAGTAAAGACGAATATTTCTCATTCAGCTTCTTTGTCATAATCTTGAACACTAATCTGTTCACGCCGGGGCTCTCATGTGAAACAGAACTTTGCTCTTCTACATTCTTATCTTGTTTAAGCCACTCGATAAGCGACTCTTCATACTGCGCGACATGTGCAAGATCTGATATCTGCGGACGGGACCATGCGTTGAATAGAGTTCCTATCGTTGCATATGTCTTATATCTCGTAATTGGCTGATCATAGAACGTCTCGTCATTTAGTCGCTTGTTGATGTCATCAATCAAGTATGTCTTTTCTTTTTCGAGCTGTTCTTTATTCAGCGCTCTTACACCTGACTTAGCTTCTGTCATTACCGATGATGCTACACTATCTGATCGAGTAGTCGTCTTCATCAAGCTATTCGAGAGCCGAAGTTCTTTATAAAGTTCTGTGCCAGGTCGATAATGCTTTTTCATGATAGAAAGAACAGTCGACGACTTCTTTGTGTCATTCTCAACTAACGCTCTAGAAATTGCTCTCAACAAAAATTCGTATACAAGCAAACTATTTCGACGTTTCCTATGAACAAATGACGTCGAGTTTTTCTTCCCACTCATTACACAGCCTTCCTTTCGGCACTTTTATCTTCACTCTCTTTTAATAGCTCTTTATTTCTATTCGATTCATCAGAACTTGTCTGCATTCCATTCTCTTCACGAATACGATATAGCTTATTTTCATCATTCACGCCAAGGTCAAGTTCGTATTCGCCTTGCTCAAAATACTCACCCTCTGTCACTAATTTGGCACGAGTGTGACCTGCACTTTCAAACTTCTGTGACATTCCTCCCAACATCATCTTTACGTCTCGTGTCAACGTAGGACGGACATAATTCTTTTCGGCAATAGTTTGTCTAAGCTTTTCGTGTGATTCGCCAAATGGATTCGACACTAAGCTTTTCAAAAAGCTGATGTCATTAGGATCGTTAATATGCTTCCTGGACTTGTCTGTTGGATCTAACATTCCTGCGAAGTCAGGCATATGTGTGCCAATTGTTCGAGTCTTCTTTTTACCCTTTTTCTCATTTGGCTTAAGCTTTCGTGCTTTTCTAAACTTTCGTTCTTGCACACCTTGTCTTGCACGATCTGTGATCGTATATTTGGCATTTATCGGTAATCCGCCAGCTGGCATGGTCGAAGATTCGTCGTCTGTCAATAGATCAAGATCATCATCTTCGTCTTCCTCGTGATCTTCGCCGGCTGTTTCTAAATCAGCTCCCGGCTCTTCATCTGAAGCTGACTCTTCGCCTCCTGCAGTACCACCGAACAAGTCACCGCTTGGCGCTTCTTCACTTTCACCAGCTAAAGCAGCTGCTTCTTCTGCAATCTCATCATCCTGCTCATCGATCTCATCTTGCGACATCATCAAAATATTCTTACGGATATACCCCTTAGAGATTAAGCCTTCTGGAATATTTTGGCAAATTTCGAACTTTGTTCTGTATAGCTCTAATTTCTGCTGCACAGCTATTGTTGACGGATTAGACAACCTCAATGTGAAATCTAAAAGATCTTCACCATCAAAACCATGCGCATAAAGATGAATCATTGCTAACTTATTAAGCTCAGAAATGATTGTTCGCTGCAACATTGATATCGTTCGTGAAAATCGAATGTCTTCTTGCGCCAAGCTGGCTTTCGAACTCAAGCTCTCTTCATATCCCAAATATGCTTTCGGAACTTTCAATGCTGCAAAGAGCTTCTTTTGGATATATGCAACGTCTTCAACAGCTGCTGTATTTTGTCCACCTGCTAAAGACTCAATCTTGGTACCAGTGTCATTTCCTCTAACTGGTAACCAGAAGTCTTCATCAATCGCCATTGGATTGTAGCGCATATCCTGACGACCAGTAGCTTTATCAACGACAGAATTTGTTCTTATTGCCGCTTTCTGTTGTTCCATATAGCTAGCAACAGCTTCTGGCTCCAGATTTCCAATGTCGACATAAAAGATACGTCTTTCTGGTGCACGAACAATTCTGTACACAAGCATCGCATCTTCAATCAAAATCAACTGACGCCAAATACGTCTAGCTGCTTCGATCATTGAAGATCCATAGGGAAGAAACATGTCATTTCCAAGAATGCGCATGTGTGTAACTTCCCAATTTTCTAATTCTTTATTTGCTAAACCAGCCCACTTAAACTTAACTGCCATCGGGTTATTTCTGTCATAACCCTCTACACGTTCAAGTTCGTTGATTGGGATTGGTACAGCGTTCATAACGCCGAAGTCTGGATGCACATCATTATACAGTGCCACATCACCAAACTTGCACATACTACGTGCCCATGGACGAAGATTGAATTCTACATTCAACGTGTCATAGAACAAATTTTCTAGAATTGACTTGATCTTTGCATTCTCTGAGAAGATATGCAACGATCGACCTTTTTCATCCTGTGCAACACACTCATCAGCGTATATGTCTAGCGCGGATGCAATTTCTGGCGTCTGTTCCATTGCATCATAATCTTGATATCTCATCAAGCGTTCTGCATGATTATATGCATTCGCAGTGATTGCTGAATACATTGGACTGGTCGACTTCTGGAACAGTGCTGCCGCAGATGACTGCATCGGGTCTGGCATTGCTACTCTTGTATCAACACCAGCAACTTTTCGGCGGACTATCGGACCACCTACAAATAATTTCGTTAGACGCTTAAAGAAGTTGTCGCGACGTTTTTCAGACATTTGTTCCTCGAGCTATTTAAGCTTCAAGTTGAATATATTACACCCAACATATATTGGATGGAATCTTGCATTATTTTCTTGGCATTCTTCGATTTGAAGCATTGAGCGATTTTTCACTCTTTGCATCTGACGACTTTTTCACAACTTTCTTCTGATTCGCTTTCAATGAAGTCTGCTTAGAACTAGCTGCAGGCTTAGCATCTTTACCAAGATATGAAGATGGATTTTCAACGATATCACTCAATGCAGGAAGCAAACTCGACAATTGATTTTTTACGCTTAAATCTGTCTCTTCTGTTTTTTCAAGAAAGTCAGAAATTGCAGAAAGAATCTTCGAAGCACTTGTCGACAACTTGACTTGTTCTTTTGTAGCTGCAAGATTTGCTTTGTGGTTCTGAAGATGTACTGTGTAGTCTTGCTCTACTTCTTCTCTTACAATCTTGCGCAGTTCTGTGAGGCTTATCTTCATGGATCTTAATTATGCCGTCTATCGCGAATTTTTGTGTGTGGTGATATTACCGAAGTAGCCAATTCATATCTTCACCCATTTGTGAAGGATCTAATTGCGTATTAGCCCAACGTTGGCGCATGATTACTGTGGCATTCGGACGTTGTGGAGCAGCGATCTGTGTTTCTCTACGTGTAACAGTTATGCCGCATGCCAATGCATCTTTCATGGCATCAGAAATGAATGTCGAATAATACGTCTCATATAGCCATGCAACGATGGCTGCAGACATAACAAGATCATCGTGGTAACCTTTTAGTGCTGAAGCTTTATCACCTTTCCACACATAAGTCATAAATTCATCGATCAGTCGTTGTGAATGAATTACGATATGCTTCTTTCTTATTAGTTCCTCTAATTTCGAAAGTGCAACAATCTTGGTATTCGCTGATGTTGTAAATCCAGGAAGTTCATCATCTTTTGGAAGATAACTCTCTAAACGTTTTGCATCTTTATAAAAGAGTTTCGTATACTTTAGCTCTTTCAACTTCATACATGTCATATACCCGTACGTGTTATTTTCAGGGCAAATGTATGCTGAATTGTATTTTGTGGCCCATTCAACTAACAATTCAGCAAATTTATCTGGTTGAATTTTTCCTTTATATTCTGCGACAATAGTACATGTCATCGTATCCATAATATGGAATGTAGAAAAATCTGATGAATCGCCGCGAGAAACGTCTGCGGACATGATGTATTTGTGTTCCCATTCTGGCTTTTTCCATACCCAGATATGCTTTCCATCACCACATTTCTCAATTGGTGCTTGAACTATCGATTTAAGCCATTCGACTTGCTCTACCTGTAGATACGTGTCACCTGATGACTCAAATTCGCACAAATACTCTTGAGCTATTCGTTTTTTATCACCGGCGAATTGCTTCGAATCTTCTTTAAACCACTCTTCGTTGTGGTCAGGATGCACATCCCACTTAAGTTTAATCGCGTTAAAGTTATTCGTGCCAGCAACAGCTTCAGTATAAATTCTATGATATGTTCCTCCAACACCTTTCGGAGTAGAGATCAATATCGCAGATCCTCCGGTTGCTAGTGTCGGATAGCTGGCTGCCCAAATTTCATCGAAATTTTTAATAATTGCAGCTTCGTCAACAATCAATAATGACAATGCTTCAGAACGTCCAGCATCTTCCGATGTTGGGATTGCCTTAATTTCAGATCCATTATTGAATGTTACACTTTGCTTTGTATGCGTAAATTGTGGAAGAACTAACCATCTTGGTAGTGCCTGCAGCGCATATTTGACTTTTTTGATGAAGTTTACAGCTGTTGCTAACTTAGTTGCAATAACCAGGATTGTCTTGTCTTTATAAAATAATGCTTGCCATAACGAATATGCAGCGGCTAGAGTTGAAATTCCAAGCTGCCTTGATTTAACAACGATATTGAATCTATGCTTGATGAAATCTTGCAGACAAGTGTCTTGAAATTTATACGTCGAAAATGGTAATGATCCATGCTTCGCATGCTGAATTTTTACATATTTGTTGATGAAGTATGAAGGGTCTTTACCACACTTCAATATTTCCCTTACACGATCTTGTGCAGGGATCTGACTTAACGAGGGATGATGGGCCATTATGAAAGATCGTAAACAACTGTTCTACGAAGAAGTGCTGTCTTCTTTTTGTTGTATGGATTTGTGTTCATAATCTCAAGTGAGACATCAGAACCACGCTCTTTAATCTTCAGAGTCTTCTCTGTCAATTCTTTATACTCAGCCTTGACCTTCTTTACATGCTTTGCAATAATGTCTTCAGACTCATCTGTGTAACGTTGCTTCATCATTCGTGCATCGTTTTCAGTCGTCAAATTAATGATCGTAGAATACACAAGCTTTATTGTGCTGTTATTGACCACTTGCATCTTAATCGAATGGGATGCAACCGTGCTTGTCGATGCTCTACCGAATGAGGTATCTAAAACTTGTCCTAGAGCGTTCAACTCATAAATATCCATATGATGTAAATATGGATGATAGTAAAAATTCTTTAAAATTGTCTCTCACGTAGTCGGCGAACTAACTTGCCTTCGTTTCACATTCAAAATTTCTTCTTTTGTCGGACGCCACGAAGCTAACCATTTTTCGTTATAAGGTTTTACAAAATACATGTCGCAGAATGCGCAGCATTTACTTTCTTTATATGTGACATGATCTTCTTGCGATCTCATCGGATAATCACAACAATCACAAAAAATTGGTGTGGGTATCGTATACTCGACTGGCATCGACACTTCTAGATCTTCGAATATGATGATTTTGCGATCGTCTTTAATCACTTCTTTACACGTAGACATGTGAACTCTTATCTAGCATTGATATCTCAATCGTTTTATCGACATAGTCCTTCAACGTATCGACGTGGGTAATGATAATCACAAATCTAAAATATTTTTTCAATGACTGCAGCAATCTTCCACATGATTCAACTTGATTCGGATCTAGCGTTCCGAAACCTTCATCAAGTATTAAAAAGTCTGGCTTTGGCAATAATGTCACGTTCCACAATGCAACCCTAATTGCGATTGCAGCGATTGTCTTTTCCATACCCGAGCACAATTCGATCAAACGCCTTGAATGACCATAATCGATGAAAATGTCTAACGAATTATAGTCATCGTCGAATTTAAACTCTACTGTAAAATCAACAATTCCACTTAATACTTTTGCAATCTCAGCGTTGATAATCGGCAATTGATCGTGAAGAATCGTTGCAGGAATTCCCTTCTTCGAAAATGCCTGGACAATGAACTCGTAGATCCTAATGGACGAAAGTAACTCGAGCGATGCTTCCTTGTTCTTTATCAGCTTCTGCAATTCATGTTCATACTTCCCACGCTCAAAATATAGCTGTTTAATAGTCTTATCAAGACCATTCTTTTGCGACTTTAGTGTATCAATCTTTTCATGAAGCAACTTATGTTGATCATCATATGACTTTTCAAACTTCGATGTTAGTTCATCAAGAAGCAAACATTGCTCTATGCATTTTGAATCAAGAATCGAAATATCTTTTTCTACCATTGCTATCGTAGAAATTTTACTTGCAATTGTTGTGCTTAGCTTTACTTCTGCAGATGCAAGCTTTTCTAACTTTTCAATCTTATCTTTTAGATCAACTAAAAAGTTTCGTGACAAATTATCTTTAGTTGCTTCTAAGACCCTAAGCACATTTTGCATTTTGCTCTTTTGCTCATCAAGCGTAGAGCGATCATAATGCAAATCTTTAATGTACTTACATGATGGGAAATCATCTCCACATGGAACGTCAAGCAGCTTTAAAGATGACCGTTTTTTGCGCTCAAATATTTCAAGCTCATGCTGATATTCGAGCTTCATCTTTGCAATCTCTGACTCTAACTTGATCTGTTCATGATATGACTTTCTCATCTCTGTAAGAGAATTTTCTGAAAGCAAGTTTTCTATTTTGCTTTTCTTGTCATTCAACTCGCTCAGCTCATGTTCGATACTCTTTATCTCCGAACGCTTATTTGAAAGTTCATTTTTCAGTTTTTCAACTTTCTTTTTTGCGTGATTAATCTCATCTAATGTTACGTGTTTTTGATCTCCTGCTAGAAGCTGATACTCAACTTTCAACTTATCAAGATCATGTGATAACTCTTCTGCTACCTGCTCATGCTCATCTATCTTTTTCTCTACAGCATCAAGAAAATCTTTTGTCTCGCCAATCTTTTTATCAAAGTCTTTTTCGTAATCTTTTGCAACATACTTCAAATTTTGCATGTCTGCTTTAGCAACATCATGCAATTTTTCAAAAAAATCTAAATCCAAAAACTTTGTAAGAACAACTTTTCGTTGTGCAGATCCTTCATCGATGAACTGATTATGGCTACCTTGCCGAGCTACACCAGTTAATGAAAAATCTTCAAATGTACCTGCAATCTTACGAATCGTCTTTTCAGTATCAGTTCGTTGCTCACCATTCATATCAGATTCTGTGCCGTCATTCGACTTCAACACTAAATCTAGAGATGTTACGCCATTGATTTCACCAGCTTTATTCTCTCTTTTTACTGTCTGTCGTTTGACTGTGTACTTTCCATTCGATGCTTGCAAGTCTAATGACACATTACAATCTTGCTTTCTATCATTTATGATTGCAAGATTTTTTACAATTCCACGGTCTGATGAATTGAACAGTGCATATAGCAAGATACCAACGATCGATGATTTCCCAGATCTATTTGGGCCAACAATTCCAACAATGCCATTCAGCGTCGAAAAATCAAGCTTGTTATTCTCGCCATATGAAAACATGTTATTCCATTGCATGTTTCCAAGTGTCCATTGTCTATGCTGTCCTGACGATTCATTTGTGTTCGACACACCAACACGTTTTTGGACGAGATTTTCTACACTTGCTCGAAGCGTAACCCAATCCTCTTCACTTACATCGCTATACATTACTCTCGCAGCATAATCTTTCATATACTGCAGAATGTTATCGATATTGTGAATATCATTATAGATGAGATTTCTTTTTTCAAGAACAGACTGCAATTGTTCATGAAACTCTGACTTGAAAATTACTTCTAGAGCGCCTTTCGACAACAAATTTGCTGAAATCGAATTAATGTCTTTTTGCGTTACAAACTTAGGTGACTTGATTCTGAATCGCGAGGTCCGGGGATATTTTCCAACTTCACTTTCTAACTTATCATACTCGATTGTCACATAAGGATGATCATTATGTAACTTGTAAAAGTGCACATCGAAGTTTTCTCGATTCTCAATTTCCCAAAGCAAATATCCATGATTCTCAATACATTCACCATAATTTTGCTGAACCATGCTGCCTGGATATGACATCCATGGCCGAATGACACCATCAATACACTTCCTGTGCTCTAAGTCTTGCTTAAGGTGAATATCACCTAACAAACAAAAATCATAGTCTTTAAAGAAATCTGTCGTGATCTCAGAATCTAGTGTCCAACCTTCGTCTAAACGTGCATTCTTAATCGGACCATGATAACATGCAACAGTAATTGCATCATTGCTTCGATTTTGTTTTACAGCAGCCCAGCCTTCTTCATCAAAAATGCTGAATACGCTTAATTCATATCCTGGCTTCAGTGTATATGTTCCGCTTTTCTTATAAAGAAAAATGTTATCGTTGCCAAGTGCTTCAAGAATAGGTGTTACTGCATCTTGTCTGGATAGATTCGCCAGATTACCATCGTGGTTACCCAAGATCACGTGTACGGGTGCAATCGATGCCATATCGGTAAACCACCAACGCATGAAATCGATATACTCTGGTGTCAATCCAGATGTCTTCGTGTGAAAGATATCACCGGCAATAAAGATTATATCGACGTCCTGCTGCCTTACACTTTCAGAAAATTTCTCGAAGATCTTCTTATACTCAAGATGTCGTTGATTTCCACGAATATGGATATCTGCAATATGAGCAACTTTCAACATTATTTTCAAATTACAATGCAAGTGAATGTGAGTTCAATAACTTAATTTTGCTTAAAAAGCTAGACATGTCATTCCATTCAACACTTTTTTCTACGATTTCTGTCATCTGATCTTTCGATAACTGCCCAGGATCTTTATCTTCTGGTAAAGAACACATCCGCACATTCACGCCATAAGACTTCAAGTTATTCGCAATCTTATTCGCTTTTGCAGTTGCATCATTATCTAAACACATGACAACATCACAAGAATGCTCAATCAATTTTACAAAAAGATAATGCTCTTCTGTCAATGCAGAACCTAGCATACATGTAGAATTTTCGGGACATTTCATCAAATCAAATGGACCCTCAACAAGTACAATTCGCTTTGTCCAGTCAATCTTAAGTTCATTGAAAATGATACTTGTCTTAGGTGTGATGCTATTCAGATACCGAATTCTATTTGCATCGTCGATTGCCCTAGCAACAAGATAATTTAGCTTTCCATCTTTGTCGAATGACGGAATAATCACTCTACGGCGATACTCATATTGATCGCTTACACCTAATGCGAAATATGCCAAATCACGTTCTGTAATCCCTCGTTTTCGCAAATAATTCATTACAGCTAGGATATCTGGATTCCTTGACACCTGCTCACCATACAGCAATTTAAAGCCTGACGGTAGCTGAACTATCTCATTTTCTATTTCGCGTTGCTTATGCGAATGACCATCATCTATAAGATATTTTTTCTTATACTCATCAAAATTATCTCTTGATCCGCACTTTAGAATCAGAGGAATTAGGTTTCTAGCACTCCAACCGCAAACCCAACAATGATTCAGGTCATCGATCAGTCGTATGCTTAATTTTTTTTTACTTGAATCTGAATTCTTACAAAATGGGCACGAAATTGCGACGTTAGTTTTACTAACTTTAGCTCTACCAAATACTTTTTCGATAAATGCTAACTTGTCACTTAATAAAGCCGTCACAGATCATGTGTATCATGTGAGCTATTTGTTGTTCAGTTTTACTGCTGCGTGAGCAATCACGTATGAATCGACCTCATCGTAAACAAAATCTTTTAAGTTCCCACTCTTTTTTAGTGGGAACTGCAAATCTTTCAAATGTGTTGCCAACATAAATTCAGCAACCTGCTCTTTATGCGTTTTGCCACATAAGCTTTTTCGTTTTAATTTACAGCCACAAATTTTTCTTGCTTCAGCAGCTGTGATATGAATTGGATCAACACTTAGTTGTCGCCGGAGATCATAAGCAATTACATAATTGAATTTGGCTAATGTCATGATCGTGTGAGCAGATGACATACCTTGGCTAAATCCTAAAACCGGCTCTTCGATGTATAGCTTATCGATTCCTTTACATTCACTTGAGAGTACTGAAATTACACTGTCTAATTTCTGCCAGAATGTCTCATTCTTATTTGGCGAAATATGCGACATTTTCACGATAACAAAATCGTGATCTAGAATCGTATAACCTACTGTCGACGTCGATATATCAAGTCCGCAGACTAACATTCAGAAATCATATCTAATTCTGAATAAGAATCTGTCATTTTTTCTCTTTATTATCGGCTGGGCCAGTTGCGACTTCATTACGACATTCAAACTACGATCATGAAAGTTTAGTCCAGTAATGTACACAAATTCGCTATTTTGCTCGTTCGCATAATTCGAAGGTGGCATTTTCACATAATTCGGATTATTCGATGTGATCAATTCGTTCGCGCCGGCGACAACATTCATTTTTAACACATGTATATTTTGATCGCCATCAAACTTCAGATCGAATTTGTCTTTACCAATAAAATAAAGTGAAGGATCTTTGATGCATAAGATTCCCTCATTGTAATATGCATTACCGACAGTGGCCCATTTTGCGTGGGGAGTATTCGAGTCTGCACGGTACAAATTCCCAAGCCCATCATCACGCAATGTAATAGAAACTTTCGAATCAGAGCCTGTCATACTGGTGTCAGACAATATGATTGACTTGTGCTTTATGTTGTTACCATAATACATGTTGCTGATGTCAAAGAATGTTACTTGATTTGAACTTGTGTCACGTGTTCTAGAGATGACAGTGTAATACTGCGAAGTTTCGCTTAAACCAGGTTCTGATAGTGTAGCAATACTCAAGCTGAGATTGTTTACACCTGGATCAGAAGTCACATTCGGATTTTTTAGAAATGAATCACCAACGAGATGATTTAGACTTACTAATGATAAATCAACGTTACCAAGATCGTCAATATATCCTGCAGTAGACGTCGAATTGTCAACAAGTATCTCATACTTTGGTTTGAAATTTCCATCATCACATGGCAGAATTAGCAAATTTCTTGCACGTGTCGATTTTTGCTGATATAAGTGATCATTCGCCGTTAATGCTGTCGTCGTAGATGTTATGGTTGATGCTGTTAAGCAGTACTGCCTTGGATTCGTTTTCGCAGCGAAGTCATATACAAAATTTTCTAAATTCATCAAATGGCCGGCAGAACCAAATGATAATGCAACATTGAATGGGTCGTCTGTATATCCATCAGCGGACTGGAATGGTGTTTGCATCACACCACCATCATCGCCGACAACATATCTTTGCGGAGAATCTTTTCGAAAGAACGGCGGAAGATAAAACAACACGCCAGATGATAATTCAGCAGATGTCAGCGTTTGCTTTCTTGCAGCAATTTCTGAATCTGTCATGTAGTAATTTCTTATGCAGATATCATGCAATTCAGCATTCAGTTGGTGTCTAAATGTAAACCGGTCAGGCTCATCAACTCCTGGAGAATAATCTAATATTGTTAATCCCTCGCGAGTCGCTGCATCATCTGCAAAAAATCTTGCGATCGAACTATTCGACGTATTCGACCCTTCATAGAAGTTACCCACAAACAACGCATATGGATTAGTGATCGTGCCATATAGATGAGACACAGATGATTCATCAATCGCAAATGCGGTATCTTCAACACCGTCTATCACGAATGACCCTGTACCATTATTGGCAGCATTCGTGCCCCATCTTATCGCAACATGATGCCAGCTATTTCGCTTAAGCACATTGTCGCTAGTTAAAAATATGAAGTCACTAGGTGCTGAACCCTGCTGCGCAATAGACGGAGCTATATCAGCTGATCGAGATAGCTGTAACTGTAGTCTATATCCATCAACATGACCATCAACATCTTTTGACGAACCGGACACAAGTGATATTGCATAACAACCTGACATATGCAGGATCGTACCAGCGTTGTAAGCCGCATCAGCATCATTCGCATATCTTGGATTTATGAAAAACTCGAATGACCATGCTTGGGGTAGCACATAATTTCCATCGATATATCGCTGAGTGTCGACATAATTCGTCGTTGCCATATTCATCGGGTAGATCAATACAGAACTTGTTGGAACACATGATGCAGTAAAGAAATTCAACGAATAGTAATTCGAACATGCCCACTGCATTGTTTGTGACGTGGCACGATAATATGGATTTAGTGTATTTTTAACGATCGATTTTCTGACAGTGTTTTTATCGAATGTGGTCGAAGGGTTGAATCTGTAAACATCGATCGATTTATTCGATTTTGCCGATGTTGTTTTCTCATTCACGTTATCAAGATATGCAGACATCTTCTTTTCAATGGATGATGCCGGATTATCATGAACAAATCTTGATATATCACTTAATGTTGTCTGTATCGACGAATCTTTGTGCGGAGTCTCTGTAAAGTGTGGAGAATCGAATAGCTCTTTTTCACTGTGTGAACGACGTTGGAATATGTGAACATTTCCAGTAATGCCATCAACAGAAGACGAAACGAAATTTTTATGAGGATTTGTCTTTATCGTAAAAAATTCGAAACTATCTTTTGTTAACTGCTTAATAGTCATTCGGCATCACACTAAGTATCATCCAGAAGCAGTGTCTAAACCATATGAATCTTGCTAGATATATGCAAATTCGATACAGAATTTAAAAATCGAGACGCAAACGTAAATTTAAATCGCGTTCAGGTGACTTTTCGACAGGTCGTGATAGTTTCGCAACAGCTAGCAGATTGCCATTCGCGTCGTATAGTCCGACTGATGTTATGAATGTGAACGTCATCTGTGTCGTTTCTTGACCTTGATCAATGACCGTAATTCGTGAATTCGAGTCCTTGAATGTTGGGTTCGACGAGTAGTTGAATTCATCAGCACTGGCACGACAGAATACAAGTGTCGAATTGATATTCGTTATATTCTGAAATGTCATGGCTGTATACGATCCGGAAGAGAATCGACAACCACAGATATGATCAACAATATTATCAATAGATCCGGATACAACAAAATCTGGCACAAAGAGTGCATTGACGTTTTCTGATCCTGGATATCCAATTAGTGTTTGTCCTGGACTAAATCCTGGCACATTATTTGCGGCAGCAGCAGCTCCTACTGCATTCATACCATGAATAATTCCACGAGCTTTATCAGATAGATTCACCATCTTTTTAAAGTCGAAGACGCCAATACCATGATCATAGAACATTAATCCGACTGTCGTTGTGGGATCACTTGAATCAACAATCGAGCCTACATTTCCACCGAATGTGACTGTTCTAGCTGCCGACGATCCAACATCTGTATAGATCTTTGGGCCGGACTCGAATGTAACTTGCGTTGTATTGTAGTAATTCGGAGAAGAATAGCTTGTGGGTGCATCCTTGTACCACTTCATAGCGAATGTTTCTCGCTTGATTTGGTCTCTGTGGAATAGCCGTTTAAATGCTATGAAGAATGCTGCGTCGATCTTGTCTGTTGATGTTGTTGACTGGACTGGTGCAACAAACGTACCATCTGCATCGCCAAGTAAAAGAGAAGCGAATTGGCGATAAACATCAATCTTTTCTCTCATCTGTACAGACGATGATGGAAACAAAAGTTTACCAGCAGCATCTACACCTGTCTTAGACGAATCGACTATCGTATTTGGATTCGCAGTTGTCGATTTGCGCAAACCGAATGTAACATCAAAAATCGGGTTGGCTGTCTGCAGCGTAAAATCTTGATCATATACTGTTTGGAATAGTGAGCTGGTAATTCCAGGTCCTATTCCTCCAGTAACGAAAACTTGATATTTGCGACGTGTTGAGGAACCACTCACGTCCATTTGCAGAACGTCGATTAGTTGATTCAAAAATGTCTTTGACGTCTTGATATCTGATGCTGTTATGTCTTTAAACGTGGCTATTGTCGCATCCTCCCGGCTATCAAAATATTTCGAATCGCCGTATGACTAAAATATACATTCTTACTTTGTAATCGACACTAAAAATTCTTTTACGGCGCCAGAGCGTTTGCCCGTAATTCTCACATACGTACTGATTGTCGTCTTATCAGTACTAGAACCATATACGTCGAACTGTGAATCTGTTATGCTCTTTAGCGAAAGTGTAAACTTCAAAGATGTCCCCGTATCAGTTGAACTATCTGCAGAGAGCTCATACCTGGCGCGTTGCTGATTGTCGATGAAGTTTGGTTGTTGGCCTCTATTATCTTTCGATAGCTGCAAAAACAAATTGTTCATTTCAATCTGGTACACATCGTCCATTAGCTCTACATCAAGCTTTGTTGCATTGGCGATGGTTTGGCGAACAGAGACTGGCGAACTAGATGTCCCGGAATTTCGTGCCAATGTCACAGATGTAATTCCCTCAAGCTCAATCGCTGGAAGATACACCAAATTTGGGTTGCTAATAGAAACTAGCTTAAACTTTTGTGCGAATGCTTGATTTGTTAGACCTTCAAAGATTGGAGTATTTTTCTCAATTTTTTCTTTGCCAACTGTCCGGCCATAACGTTGGACGATTGTATAATCAACTTCATCATCGCCGAGGGCGAATCGTGCAATAGAAAATGATCCATCATTTCTTGCTAGCATTTGTCGACCGGTATCAGTCAACACAGCATCTAGCAATATATTGTTCGTACTGTGATCAAGAAATCCCATCTATTACTCTCTCTTCAATCAATTATATTAAAATTCATTCACATCTCGTGAAACTAGGTTAGACCCAATTTGCTGATCAGTGCTATTACTTATCTCTCTCTTATCATCAATAGTGACATTAATGACTTTTTGCTGCTGTAGATCAAGATTCATAACCTGGATCTTGTAGTTCCCGCCGTTCTTATTCGTGCTAATACTATACACTGGTTTTTCACCATTATTCGTTATTGTATAATTTCGAGGTGTAAAATACAATTTCATACGAGAACTTCGTTCATCATCAATGAGATCAGCAAATAGATCTTTATTCAAAAACATATTTGGATATTGCTTTGGAGCTCCAGCTTGTGATATTACATTTTTGTCGATCTTATTCGAAATATGATTGTATGAAAATTGCATTTGTAACGAATATCCAGACTGCATTCCATGAGCATCGACAGAAACTAACGCGTAGATATACTTCGAATTTTTGCCGAATTCATCATCATAATATGACATTTTTGGAAACGGCATTTTCTTAATCAAGTTCTCATGTGTGCCATCGATATTCAACGTCGTATCAGACACATCTCTAACTGTATCGTCAAAGTCATATTCATGCAACAACTGAAATGGCTCTTTTATTGACCTTCTGCGAAAGATTTGAAATTTCTTTATATCTCTTTGTTTGTTAACAGGCAACGTCCAGCGTAGTGTGAAATTATTTGTGCTATGTTCCCAGCCACAATCTAACTCCACTGGGGGTGGTGGTGCCTGACGTTCAACACATTCTACGAATATTTTGTCTGTTGGTTTTGAACTGATCAGAATTGTCGCAACGATATCTTGGTCATTATTTGTTCTTGCAGGAATATCAAACTCGGCAATCGTTCTTACTTGATACGCGTAAGTCGTTCCATACTTGACTTTCAGATCAATCATCTCAGATGCAAGATAATTTTCAATTATGATTGGTTCTTTGGGAATGTACTTCCCATTTTTATATTCATATTTGTCAACAACGTAACCAACAATTTTGCACACAGTATCCGGATACTTTACTTCGTTTGCATCGTCGAATGCTTTTATAGAAATTGGTTCTATCACGTGTTCATATTCACGCATATCAACATCATCAGCACGTAAACCACGAAGCCGATTTCTCTCTGCAGTCTCAAGACTTTGTGCACGACGGCTAAATTCTGCAAGATCTTGTGAAAATGTATGGCTAGCGTTGTAATAAGCAGATTTTACAATAGTATCAATAAACTTCGTGTTGGCATGCACTCTAGTCTTAACTGTCTCGAGCGTTTGTAGCGATGATTTAATTTCTCTATCTACTTTCGAAAACTCAGCTTTACGATTTTCTTGTGTAACAATTCCATTGTTTTTTTTGTCATTTGTGAAATGCTTAATTTCTACACCAGTCAAAGCTGTAAGCGTCGATGATGCACGATGCATTGCAACAGCAGGTTTACTTGCAATTCCACTTTGCTTACTTGCAATCATAGCTCTATCGATTGCTGAATCTCTAAGTTTTATACCAAGATTCTGATCTTGAAATGCGATGAACTTGTATTGCTGCAATGCGAACTCATATTCAACAACAATTTTCTTATAGTTGCTTCTTATGAAACCCTTCTTCACAGTTTTCACGTTTGCAGCTTTAACAAATTTCACAACATTCTGAAAATTTAACCTCACGTACCTCGGTACACGGGCCGCGTGGAGATCAATATATTTCGAATCATATCCCTCTGTTGTCATTGTCACGAATTCAATCGGCACGTGGGACGCGTCATCAGCGATCAACTCGTTTGGGACGTGATAGTCATATACAAATTTTCCACTAAATTCACGAACTTCAGGAACGTCTGCAACAACGAATGGTTCAGAAGGATATGATGATATATTATCTGTCATTTTTCATTTTCACTTAGTGGTTCAAGCGTAATGAAATACTGCTCAAATGCCAACTCTTCATCCTTTATTTGCTCTTTCATCTTATAAGACTGCTCAGTAAATAAATCATCAAGTTGCTCAATCACGCTATCATTAAGATATATCTTTTGCTGCTTTATTAGCTTAAGTAACGTTTCTTGTCCAGCTAGAGTTTCTTGCATTTTTCTAATATCCAGCTCAAAATCATCTGAGTCGACAACTATATTGAATATTCTATCGAATTCTTTTGGCTTAAGCAACGTTTTATACACAGCCGCCGAATCAGATAGTACAGACATAAAATTTTGCATTCCACTAAACGAGCGTATTGTGAACAGCACAGACTTCTTTTGATCGTCTGTTAGTTGCGATTCACTTGACACGATTTCATCATATGAATATTTCTTTTTTGTGATTTGCTCTGCACATAGCTCGACTAGTCGTTTGAACTTTGTATCATCGAATTGTTTTTCGAAGACTCTATCAACAGCAAAATATTGCTCATGCAGATTGATCCCTGTCATCAGTTGCATATATTTCGACAGCATAAAACTTTTTACATGATTTTTTGCAATGCTAATGAACGTCTCATTCTTGACAAAGTCATATGCTGTTTTGGAAATTTCGAATCCATTCTCAGACGTGACATATGAGATTTGTGATATGATATTTTGGATGTTATAATCCTTGAGCGCCATTTTTGCTAGTAAGCTTGTCTTTTCACTATCGCCGCTCAATGAATCAGAAACGTCTATCTTTTTGAATTGGTCAATCGGTCCTACAAAAAACGACAATCCAAATGGATATTTTTTCGTTTTATATGCGATGTGCGGATACGCAAGATTCATCTTGTGAATAACGACATTTACAAAATTATGTGAATATGATTTGTAGCCTAGCTTTGTTGTTTCTGGACTTACTTTATACCGTAACATCGTTGCATACCCAGTTGGGATGCCAACAGAGATTATCTTTGCGTTAAATGCTTTGTTTTCAAGTAACTCAGCTTGACTGCAGACAGCTAACAATCCTCTATAAGTGTTATCATCACAAATATAGTTCATGTCAAGAATCGATCGTGAACTATTGTCGTTATACTCGTCGTGAAATTTACCGTCTAATATCGACCGATAATTTGTAAACTGTGATACTGCTACAGCAGCTTGTTGTTTATCAACAATGAACTTCATATCTTCTGAACGAGATAGAAGTGACCTAACCATCTCATACGATTTCATGAAGCTTTCGTCAAATTTTACATCTAACAATAGCTTGCACTGTTTTCTGATGTTTGACAGCGTGTAAAATACGCAACTGTCTAATAGTCCAAATAACGACGTTTCACTTGAGTTGATTTTTTGAATCTCGACGATATTCGATACAACGTCATCATTTCTAATGTTCTCAACTGTATACGACACAACACTGGCAATACCCTGATACAGAGGTGGGTCAGAATTTTGGTCATACCCTTGAATCGATGCTTGAGCAGCTTTAATATCGATCCCGGTTATAAACTGATCGCAATATGTCATAAACATTTCGAAGATCAGTGCAAGATACAATGTATCGCTTACATCAGAATACAGTGTTCGATTCGATGAATTCAAGGCATTCTCGATCGTCGAAAATTGACTTTGCATTACATCTTCAAATTTTCGAATTATAGAATTTTCGTGAAATTCTCCGCCATGATATACAGCTTCAATGCTTTGTGCTATAGCAGATACGACACTCGATTTGTCTGCATTGATGCCCGACATATCAATGTAATTCACTACTTCTTCAGCGATTTGTGATATCACAGATGACATCGATGCAGGAATATTTAAGCTGCTTATTGCAGGGATTTTATCCTTGATCATGTGCAATACAAGTAAAAAGAATAATGATTTCAACTTTTTACTTTTACTGGCAAAGTGAATGATTGCTAGCAATTTATCGTTGTAGATTGCATCATTCACACGAACTTGACTAAATTCACCGGTCAAATCATATATTTCGTCATCTTCAAAAAATCCAGAATTGCACGATTTCAATAACACATTCGGCGTATGATTTGTTGTACCGTTGTTCGTTCGTACTTGCGATTCTGGTACAATCTTTTTTGCCAAAAGTGAATAAGCATTGATTATCAGCTCAAGCTTATCGTAATACGACTTGCAATTTTTGAATTGCAGACTTCCATTTTCATCGAACAGTGTGTGAAGAAAATATTCATGCCCTGGTGTGAAGACAGATTCAGATCCTTGTTCAATATAGTCAAGCTCGAATGGCAATACTGAAATGTTGTCGCCATCTAGGATATGACAAATAGATGCCAGTGCAGCATTTTCATTTTTTACGACATCTGTAACTGATTTGCCAAAATTTCCGAAAACAGCATCGAACAAATGAAAATTTGTACCTGCATCATTAACATCATAATTGTATGCAGTCTTAAGCATTTGCCTAATTTGATCGTTGCCAAGAGCAGCAGAATATAGTTCCTCACGAACAAGATAATTCTGCAAAGTTGCAATCTTCTTTACAGGCGTAGCACCTAAGAAAACAGATTCTACATCAGCAAAAAGTTTAGACAGTACTTTAGTAGTGTCATCTAAACTAGCATTACCTTGCAGCAAGTCATTCAAATTAGGACTTTGTATTTTGCAAATTTTGTAAACAATACTATCATTTACATTGTAATCAGCTAGTACGTACGGATCTTTTGTATATCGTTTCTGCGACGTCGCACGATTATTAAGCGAATTAGAGAAACCAAGCATATTGTTTTTATGCTCGATAAACAGTTGCAATAACAACTTTGTATTTGAATACTCATCAATCACTTGACTTGAATATCCTAAGTTACTATATGCATTCTTGATTAAATCAAACGCATTTTCGCTTTCTCTACTGTCACTCTGTCTAAAATCGTGAGAATTGATGAATTTGTATAGCTGTATCGTTAGCCGATTCAGCACAGTTTGATATGCTTCGAAAATATTCGAATCGGCTGCTAACTGCAATTCATTTTCGGCCAATGTTGGATCTAACGCCACAAGATCAGCATATAGCCGATCTACGTTTTCTCTATATAGCGACTGCAGTTGTTGCTGCAAGTTGATAAAGTCACAGTATTTTGTCTTATTTCCTTGTGAGTCGTACAACGCATTATAGTCTGTCACAAGAACAATCTGTGGTTTGGTTTCAGACAACCCAGTCACATCACTATATGTTTTATAATTTGCACTATTACGAATTGCACTGAGCTTGACAGCCGCCTTATTCCTGGATGCCGACGCTCTTGCACCATGGCTACTATCATGGATACTTTCAAATATTTGTGACTTATGAGGCTGTTCTATAGTGGGTTGATTGCTCTGCTTTGCTACAATTTCTTTGATTATGTTCTGTGTAGGAGTAATGTTCGAAACAAATTTCTTTGCATCATTGTTCTTATTCGCGACATCTGGTGCAATTGCTTGCTGACCAACATCCGAATTCTGGCGAATACTTGGCTTATTAAACATTATCTACCTGAATCGATTCGGTCACAGTTGTGTTACCAATCTGATAGTCGTTATATACGGGAATTATCTTAAACTGGAATGTCCCTATTTCTTTTTCTAGTAACTCATAGATAAACACGTAGTGATTCGAGTCACTATTTGTGTGTACTCGGCCGCATGGAAACGTATTCCCATTCTCTACTGCAAGAACAATGAATCCATCAACAAATTTAGCATTACCGACAAGATCCCATTCAACTAACATATAACGATCTGTCAGCCTTGATACGGCATGGTTTTTGACATATACACTTTCTTTTTTTATTTGCACATTTACACAGCACGTTTGCCCTATATTACCAAGTGACATTTCACTTTTGCCGTATTTTTTGGCATATTTTCGACTATCGATAATCGATCCATACTTTTTTAGTGCAGGATGTGAAAATTTGTCTGCCTGAACAGTGAAGCGGCGAAGAGTGTCTTCATCTACTTCATTTCTAATCGCACTTGTCAACATTGATTCAGGTTTACGCAAACATGGAATGATATCATAACGATATCTTTTACCAAGTTCTAACTCAGATACACCGCTTATTTTTCCAGCAACAGAATCTACAAATGATTGACTAGTCACAATTCCAAATGTTTCTCGCCTACCTGTCTCCATGTCGATTCTTGATATATCGTATGCTATGATTTCACGAAGCTTATCACGTTCTTCAAGTAAGTTATCAGTGAACAAGTATGACAAATTATTTTTTTCTAACAATGATTTTACTATCGACGTATTTCTTTCTAGAAATGTCGTAACGATATCGAACCTTACATCTGCTTTTTCATTCACAATAACATTCGTATTTTCAACGACTGTTTGCACTAGCGATGCATTTCCATAGTCAACAAATTCGATGATATCATAGTCGACAATCTCACTAATGTCATCATCATGTATCACTTCAACAGCATACTCATATGTGTTATTGACTCTGAGATCTTTATCTTGATATGTGAAAAAGTCAGATGCTGATACTTGTGACCCGCCAATTTTGATCCACTCTTTTTGATATTGTGTTCTATTTCGTCGAAGTATTCTAAATGATGTCACGCTTGGTGAAAATCCAGTTACATCAACAATCACAGAACTAACATCTTGTCTTACAACGATGTTCGCATATGAATATCGCTTTGCACGATCTCGATATACAACAAAATTGGAGTATGACTGGCATGTTCTATTGTTTGCACCAACTGGAATTACTCTGAATATGTTTATTTCAGCTGGAGAAATCGGCACATTTACGTCGACTGTTTTCCAGTTCGATACATTGTATGTACCAACTTGCATATATTGCGTTTGCGTGTTTAACAACTTCGAAACAATCTTTCGAAGAACAATTACTTTTTTTGTTTTTTCATCGCATTTCGTAATTGCTAAGTTGCCCGTCGTATCATTAATCTTTCCAAAATTTAATTTCGGTAACACGAAAGGTGTGTCAAATATGACCTCATGTTTCGACACATCTAAACTATGTGTGGTCGACTCAACAATCAGATTATTACTGTCATATACATCAAACTTGACATATACATTTGTAGAATTTACGACAGACTTTTTTGCAATCAGCATCGATGGTGACGCAACAGTAATGACATCTGATGGTTCATTCACAATTTCATACGAAATTCTGTCATTTTTTGTCGAAATCCCAAAGACATTTTTCAAATTTATCTGTAAATTTTGCCTGTCATTTTCATCGTATACATGTGACAATTCATCTGCAGATCGACTTTTTTTCGTTCCATCGAATATTTCTTTTGCTGATAAACGATCAGGCCCAAAGTCTAAAATCGATGAATAGTCATACTCATCCATCAACAATGTCTTAACAATATCTCTTGGTGATTTGTTTAATGCAACTAGACTTGTTAGCTCATTAGATGAATTTGCTGCTGTCCCAAATGACTTAAGTTCCTTTGTAATGAGCTTAGAACGTAATTTGAGACTAGTCTTGTAAAATAAATTCAATTTGCTGATATCGATATCTTTGTGCTCTCTTACCAAGTTCACGATACGATTATCAATTTTTGAAGTTACATCAGACATTATTTGGCACAGCACTGTTTCATTCACTTGCTGTTTATACTTGTGAATTAGCGATTCGTGCTGCTTAATGTTGGATACAATTTTAGCCGAGGTAACTTTCTCATTGCCTGAAACGGTTTTGATATCTGGACGATCAATTAATTTTGATAATACTGAAATTTTTACTTTCGTAATGCCATCTCTAACAGCATCGAGTTGCTTAACCTGATATTTGAACTCAAAGACATAATCATCATCTGTTCTATCAACCATTTTTGCGAAGGTTGATGAATCGATCGAGATTCGTTTTTGATTATTCGATGTATCTACAATCATTTCATCACTCTAGAACCATCGTAAATAACTTTACAAAAGTATAATTTTGATTATCGTCGACAAATACACGACCAAGATATGAAATTTTCTTTATCGGAAAATTCTTGTCATTTGTATTAACACTATCTAATTTCACCATATCAAGTTTTGTCAATTCATTATGTCCAGATGCTTCATATGCTTGAATGAATATTCTATTCATATCTGTAGACGATTTAAATTCAACAATTTGTTCAAATCCCTTTTCACGCATTGAATCAAGCTCTTCTTTAATCTGAGCATATGACCGCTTCGTTTTCATATGCCAGCTAGCATAGTTGCCAACTAATTTCGATGTTTCTACTATTTGCTTACTATCGCTAACTGGTATAGATGATTCATCAAATTTCTGTACAGGTGGAAGATATTGAAAATTGTCAATTTCTAATAAATTTTCATCCTCGAAGAATGAGGGTAACATTGTTATATTTGCAGTTTGATCAGCAGGGGCAAGATAATTCTCATTCGTAATCGTGTATCCTACTTCAGTCTTATCAAGTTCGAATACTGTGTCATCATAAACAGCATTCAGCGACCCTAGCGAATACAATTTTGAGTAATTGTCTATAGACGACTGCAATAATGTGTCTGATAAACTGGCAAATTGTGTTCCGGTGATCAATTCGATATCATCAATCATAGATCCTGTTATGACTGCTGTCTGCTGATACAACTTGCCATCAATAACAAGCACACCGTTTTCATTTCGAAATGAGCCAATTCTTCCTGAATCGTTCGCTTTAAGTGTAATGCTATCTTGTGGTAAACTAGCAATTTCAAATGTCAGCCGTTCAGTTACATCTGTCGGATTTCCGTCGGCAGCTTGTTCATAAAATGATGCTGCATCAGAAAATGTCACATATGAGATATCGATTAGCCCATTCGAAATTTGCCTACGACCTTCGTGTGTGAGCAGTGTATCGATAATTCTTGTTTTCGGATCTAGAATTCCCATATTAAAATCTGTTCTTATTGTACTTTCTGATTCTTGGGTTAACCCTGATATGCGTGTAAGATTTTCTGAATCTGTTCAAGTCGTGTGGACCTTCGGGAGGAGGAGCTGGAATGAGTGGTGGGAGCGGGTCAACATTCGATGTTGTAACAACATCAACTACATCCAGCGTCGAGGGTGAAGCAATTAGCCCTCGATAATCTGGCATGTCGAATGTATCTTGCACAATCAAGTCATTTAAGCTATCAGCAACATATGATTCTCTTGTCGTACGACGCGGTGTAAATGTACCTGATAACATAATACTGGCTGAAACTGGCGTAGCCATGACAAGTGTTGGCATGTCATGATCAAATTTCATAGCCAATATCTCTGTAGTTGTCGATCCTGTAAGTTCACATATGAAGCCATCACCATAATCAAATGAATCATATCTGAACGTGTAACGACTAGCTAGATGTTGCACACTTGTCATATCTTGTGTCACAGTATCCGGAGAAAATCTAAATGACTCGCTAACTGTCGAACGGACGGCAGCAAAAGTAGTCATTAGTATTGCTCTCCTGACACTGAGATGATCTTTCCAGGTGCTGTACTACCTACCCATGGTATAATCAATCTCAGTGTCTCTCGACGTGATCCAATCACTGCATAAGTTTTTGAAAATAGCGTTGAATTAATTGGTATCGTGTGACAAATTCGCACATTTTCAAGTTCGCCAACGTACCCCTTTGTTTCTGTCCCATTATTAAACAACAATAAGTTTGCTATATTTGTTTTTCCGCGAATGTTATCTAACAACAATCTTTTCTTATATTGATCGATTTGCTCATCGATCCCAAATGGAAGGGACACACCCATCTTGGTCATGTAAAAATCAGAATGATTTACAATTCCACCAAAGAACTTGTTGATCGACAAATCTGTGGGACCTTGATTGATATTCGTTCCATAACACTTGCCATCAGCGTCATATTTTCCGCCGCCAGATGTTGTAACAATTTGCTGATTTGCTTGAGTCTGCAAACTTGGATTCTGGTACCCAATACAACAATATGGTTTTGTTATCGTATTCGTGTATGGCTTATATTTTCCAAAGTAAAAATAATCATGTGTGATGCCTGACACTAAACCAACGTTGAATGTAATAAACTCTTGCGAAGCAATAACATTGAAGATCGAGTAATTTGATTTCTCATAACCCCGTTCAGAAATATCGCTAGATAGTAGATGCACGCAATTTTTCTTTACTGTATCTTGACCACGAAACCCATTTGAGATCGGAAATATCGCCAACTTCGATCCCCCGGCGGTCCAACGGGCTGATCCGACTGTATCTGTACCATCAGCATTTGTCGTACCATTCCATGGGGAATTGCCGTCTTCTCTCATCGCTACTGATATGCCGAAGCCGGGACGTAGTGTTACAGAATTACCTTCGAATATTGTAATTGTTCTAGAACGTTCATGATCAAATTCAAAATCGCGTGAAGCATCAGATGCAAGGAACTTTTGAAAATATGTCAATAGATAAAATCTAGTACTAGCACTATCGAACTTGTACACAGCCCATGCCGTATTGCCAAGCGAACCTGTATGGCTATTTACTCTATAATCACATGTCGATGTGCCATTACCAAAATTTGATGCAACCAATGATATGCCAAGTGCTGCGGCATTTGCAGATATCATAAATTTGTGCGTGGCAATAAACATATTTTCGAAATGCTCAATTGCATCTGCGAACACAATTCCGCCAGAATCTGGATTCGTCAATCCAGTGTAGTGGCTAGTTGAATTTAAAATATGATTTACACTTCCGTGAACTGTCATGTTATCACAAAATCATTGCCATTCTTCGTAGCATTATCATATGGTAAGTATGATGGTGACCATGGCATGATCATTGATAAATGTAGCACACTTTGCCAGTCATCATAATACTGCGATGCAACTTGTGGCAAGACGTGAAATGCTATTTTCGTTTTATCACTATTCGTCGAATTGTGAGGAAGACCTTGCACTGTAAACTTCAAATTTTTTGCAACGCCAACATAACCTGCAAGACCTACAGCATTGTACGGTGACTCAAACACATATAAATGTGGTGAAACTTCATCATATACGCAATTATCTGCAACGGCAACATTCGGTCTTGCTAAATTCAAATATGTTTGCCATCCTGCGCCTAAACTCATCATCATCGATCTAACAGGACTAGCGGACGATGTATTGGGACAGGCTATCCCGCCTTGGGATATTCCTGCATCATAATATGCTGGCATTCCTGTGTACGTTGTTGAATCAGAATTTGTTCCATTCAACGACCCGTAAACTTGACCCATCCAATCTTCATCTGTCATTCCCTGCACGAATCCATGATTCGTTGACATTTTACCATTACAAATCGCTTGAAAATATGGTGACCTAGATGTGTGATTCGATGATGATAAATACTGACCGAAATGACTCCATGTGCAGATACCCAAAGCAGCTGGATCATGAACAACAGTCAACCAATCATTTCCTGCAAAATAATGTGAATATGACCCAACTTTGCTGGATGAATTTTGCTCAGACGATATGCCTGTGCCAGTATTTTTTCCAATAACAGTAGAGCAATTTTGCTTTAATGTTGTCTGTGTGCCGCCAGAATTATTTGAACGTGGAAATGAATATAGACGACTAACACCAGCAGTCCAAACTGGACTGCCTTTCGTATCTGTACCATTCGCCAACGTTGTACCATTCCATGGTGACCCTCCGTCCTCACGAGTAGCATAAGAAATGACGAAGCCACGATACATACTTCCATCAATCGTAAGTGGATAAGAAGGGTGGCCAGCAGTGACAGCACCACCATAATTTACGCCTATGTAGACCCAGAATTTTGGATTGGCATTTGTAAATTCAAATACTGCCCATGCACCATCTCCATGAGGTAGTAAACCTTCATCATGATAGTTGAAACCAGCGCCTGATGTGCCATAATTCGATGCGCGTAAGACAACACCGATTACAGAACATGTAGTATTCAAGAAATTATACATGTTGACAAAACTGTATGATGCTAATCTTGTAAACACATAATCTGAGTCTGACTGGCTTCCAACCCAGTCTACTAACTGATTTACTTTTGCTGCAACAGACATGTTATTACCACACTATACCTGATCTGGATCCTGGAATTCCGGGTGTTGTAATTCCATCCCAGGGAACCGCAATCTTAATCGTATTCAAACTTGTATTTCCAAATACGGCATACGTTCTATCATTCAATGTAGAATTCGTTGGCAATCCATAAACCATCTTGATTTCATCGACTTCACCAAGAATCCCATATCCGAATGTGTTTTTCGGATTACTAGCTGAAAATCTAGAATCATATGAAAACATATCATTGTGACACGCTATAGGGATATTGAACATATCAAAATTCCCTGGTTTTTGCCCGCCATGTAATGAAACAGCACGATTAGGGTGCCTTAACTGAATTGGCGTCTCTGACTCTGGATCAGATAACAATCGATTCGAGTCGATAATCATTACATTCGTCACATTATCGTGTGCATTATTGGCACCACCGCCAATAAAAGAAGGTGAAGCGATATAAGTGATAGATGCATCATTAGACCAATTATCGAGATATTTTTCATTACCAAATTTTGAATATATCCCGTCACCATATCTCGGTAAAATTACTCTAACAGCGGAGTCTACAATGTTGCTGATGTAAAAACACGTGTAATTTCTCCAATTTACCGACTGATTTATTGGTGTATACTTACCGAAATAAAACAAGCTATAGTTAGAATTTCCAAAATTGTCGATCAAAAATATTATCGATGATTCAGACACTATTAGACTAAACACACCGGCTTGGGCATCATGTCCAGGATTGTAATCATGAATCGGTAAATGATGTTCTGCCATCGTAAGTCTGAATAATGCTTTTCCTGTTGCATTATCATTCTGCGAAGCTCCATTAAATGTCGTATCTTTTTCTGGAAAGAGTATCGCATTTGTTTTCCAAACCTGCGATCCTTTCGTGTCAGACCCATTGTTATTTGTTGTGCCATTCCATGGAGATGTGCCGTCTTGCATCATTGCAACGGCGATTCCAACGCCGCCTTCTAACTGCTGATTGAATGATGAGATCAGCATTCCGGGATTACCTGGTGCAGAACCGAAGTTGCCTAGATTTGCTTCAGCTAATCCATTCCATCCAGAGAATTGAATTAGCACATAAAATGGATGTGTCGCACTGGTGAATGCAAAGACAGCCCAGGCATTATTTCCAGATGATAATTCTGTGTCCCAATAGTCCATTTCGACATGACCACGTGTTTTTGCATGAGCATAGTTGATCTCATCGATGTGGCTAGTAGAGCTATCGCTAACTAATCCTTTATTGTATGCAACTCGCGTAATCCCAAGACTTTGGGCACTCGATCCAATCAAGAATTGATATATCGCAGTAAATATTTGCTGGTAATGAAGTGCCCATTGACCGCGGAAGGCACCTTGGACGCCATATGACCCGGCGCCTGTTTGGTATGCATTTAGCGATTTTTCGTGTAAATCAAATGATGCGTTTAGTATCCCTTTATGCATATCTGTTAACTACTACCAAAGTGTGCCATTTCTGTCACCGATTTCGCCATAGTCGATTGTATCACTCCATGGAATGACAAGCTTATACGATGATTTCTTATTTTGACCAACGATTAGTTTAGTGTCTGCGCCAGTACCAGTGTAGCAAATAGACTCTACATGTCTAGCAATATTAAAAAATGTTATATTTCCAAGATACCCGTATCTTTGCGGAATTTCCATTAAGACTACGGCTGGCTTATATAACTCACATTTGTATGTGCTATCATTCCACACATGCTTTTGCTTATTAATCGTATCTTTCATCGTAGCGGGAATTGTCAAGATAAATCCCTTCGCATGCGACGTATACGGATCATGAACGCCACCATCTAGCAAATTTCTATTATCTATTTGCGGACGAAGTGTAACATATGAATTAACACTGTCATCAGATACATTTTCAATTCCTGTCGGCCAAGACGAATTAATACACCCGTAAGGTAAAACCTCGTTATATGTTGTACCACCAGATATACTGTCAGCAAAAATCTTTTGATTCTCAAAATCATCGGCAATATAAATCGGATCATATTGCTCACTATATCCAGCTTCTCGATGCATACACACATATGGTAACTGATTCGACATCGCATCTAGCGGAGTATACTTTCCAAAATAGAATATCCCGTTGATTGATCCATTGTTGAACATGTCGAATGTTATTAGTAAATTTTCTTCATCGAAAATGATGTTATATAACGTATCGTATGTGTCATACTTGATTGTGTGGGCAGGTACTTGTCGATAAAAGCCTTTCATTGCAGCCATTTCATGAATCAATGGAATCATATGGTCTGCATTTTCTTGAATATACAAGCCACCTTTATCATTTCCTCGCGGAAATTTAACAGCATCTGCTTTCCAAACTAAAGAACCTTTAGTATCTAGTCCATCATTATTTGATGTGCCATTCCATGGTGATGTACCATTTGGCATATATGCGACCGATACAGCAACAGCGCATTGATTCTTCCATGGGGTTTGAAGCATGTCTGGGTCTGAGAATCCACCATCCCACTTATATTCATAGTGCGCAGTGTAGGCTGGATTGCCTGGAGCTTGTCCAAAAGTTCTATTCGACATCCCTACACTAGTTCCTGAATACTGAACTAATACCCAAAACTTTGATGTAGAGCTTGAAAATTCGAAGACAGCCCACGCATTATTCCCAGATGCCAAATCCGGATCATCCCATCTTTCAAATCCATGACCGGTCTTTGTCAGAATATTCGATCCAACAAATTTTGCCATGTCAGTATGAAAACAACCACCGGACGTTTCATAATTTTCAACGTGGCCATAATTCGATGCACGACGATATATTCCAAGTGACTGTGCAGTCGCACTTGACAATGCCTTTACGATACTTGTAAAGATATCATGGAGTTGCGTTACATGTAAAGAATGTGCTCCACGCATCATTCTGTAGTCGTACATTGTCATATACGCTAATTCTGGTTTAAGCGTGTACGATGGATGAAAAACATCCCAAATGTATGGACCACGATATTCATATTCACGATAAGGCCAGTCATTCGAATTGTTTGTCGGACGAGAGGCGAGATTTTCGAAATCTCCTATATTGCAGTATCGTTCATAAACACGACCTTCTGCTGTACAATTAAGATATCCTCTTGCCATTACCAGATCGTACCTGCCCTAGAACCATAATTACCTGGAACTTGTGACGAATTCCACGGGACGACCATCTTGTAGCTTGACCTAATTGGATTTCCAAAGATAACGCTATCTTTTGTGTCAACATATGATAATGATGTGCAGTTATTCGCTATCGAAAAGAACTCGATTTCTCCCACGGAGGCGTATCGATTTGGATATTCATTCAAATACACTAGTGGAAATTGTCGATCCATTGCATATGCAGTATTCAATGAAGAACTTGGTATTGTACCTAATGAAAATCCAGCAACATTTCCAGTATTTGGATCGATAATCCCACCTTGCATATAGCAATAATCATTGATCGATTGGTCTGTATTTTTTTCGGTCAAAAATCTTGATTTGTCAGTAAATCCAATATCGCGTGAACCAAAAACTTGATTTTGTATGTCGAATCTGATTATCGGTGCATCGAAGTTATTATTCGAAAAGCTATATAATGCTAGTTTGTTGGCGTATGCACTAGCATTAAATGCTGTATACGGTCCAAAATATAATGTGCTATAATGACCGGTTCCTGTGTAATCAATCAAAAACAATAATGCATCTTCTGTCACTAACAAATGGTAAATGATGTCATGCGTATCATGCATCGATGTGAAAACACTACGGTTGTATTCGTAATCACTTTCAGGTACTTGTAATTTCGTTACTAACTTTATCGTGTCTTGCGTTAACACAGACGATGGATAGTTTTTTCGCAATGCTGGATTTGGAGATGAAGTAGTGATATACTTGCTGAATCCATACGTGAAATTATATGTCTCATTTACATTCGAGTAATTCGCATATGGAATGCCAAATCGCTGTGAGTATGTCCATGGCGAAACGACATTGAATTCATACAACAATCCAAACAACATATCTTTCGTTGTATTTGTCATCCCACCCGGACTGTTGGGACGCGGCCATACGCATGCTGTACTTTTGATATGTGAATAGGGTGACCGTGTTTCAGTTCCGTCATTTGCAAATGTAACATCAAATGGTGATGATCCATCATGCATCATCAAAATCTGCATACCACATCCGCCGAGATGTGTTGTTTCTCGATGCTGTGCTCGAGTCGTACTAGCATTATTAAAAGCATCACCATTGATGCATGTCAGATTTGCATCAACAGCCTGAAATCCATACGTCGTGATGTCACTGAACCCAGTAAAGTTGGTATAAGTTATCGAATTTGTATCGTATGTATACTCTGCTCTTTGCGGCCACGGTTGTGCTGTATGTGAATGATATGGAATTCCAAGATTCGGATCAACAGAATTTAGAAAATCAGCGTCTGTTGTGTCTGGATATAAGAAACCCATTCCAGAGCCATATTCGCTTGTTCCATATTGCAACAATATCCAAAACTTTGGACTACCACTAGTAAATTCGTATATTGCCCAAGAATTATTTCCAGCAGGATTTGCACCATCCCAATAATCCATCCCAGGAGTTACGTCTCGGATTCCTTTATACGTTGTTCCCTTACAATATCCACGACGTGTAATCCCGATCGACAAAGCTGTAGCACTATTCAAAAAGTTGTATAGTGTGACAAACATCTCATTCGAGACATGTGAAACAGATCGACCTGCAAAACTTCCTTGTGCATCACCAATTCCGTGAACAGAACCCGATACCTGTGCCGGAGGATCATTCCCTCTAGCATCAATATAACAGTTCGTAACGCCATGCAGAGTCATCTACTAAACTGATGTCCTAATCTACTCGTCAATGAGTATGGCTGCACCGCACTATCCCAAGGAACAATTATCTTCAGATATGTGTTCCACACACGGTTGTAATTGTACGCGAAATGCAAATTAAATGCTGCTGTGAGACCGTCTGCACTTACTGCTGATGATGGCATCCCCCAACCCATCTTGAAGAAGTCGACATATCCAACATATCCGAAATGAACTGGCTCTTCATATAAAACTAATTGCGGACGATGTAAATCATATAGCTTTGATGGTAAGCCTGTCGCTTTGTTAGGGTGATACCTTGACTGGAAGAATAATGTATTCAGCAATGCTTTGCACGTGCGAACGCCATTCATAGACTGTGGATGCAGCATTCCACCTTGGAAATTCGTTGATGATACTGTTCCATCAAGCGCACCGTATGATACACCTGTATTGAATGGTGATCTGTCTGTGCTATCTGTATACCATCCTAGACAAGCTAATGGAACGTCAGCTGTTATTCCATTTCTTGCCGTATATGGCCCAAACCAGATTGCATTATAATTCCCTAACGCGCCAGGATCTGTTAGTAATAAGAGATTATTTTCATCGGCAAAAAAATGACTTACAGCACCATGCCCGCCTTCTGTCGTCATATTGAAAAAATCCGGCTGTGAATATACAGACGATTTCATCAATGTCATCATGTTTTCACGATTAGTTGCATGACTTCCAGTAGAATAATTCGATCTTGGGAAAGTGTAGAGTCTTGAAACTCCGCCGGCTCCAACTTTCCAAACAGACGATCCTTTAGCATCAGAACCGTTATTTAGTGTAGTGCCATTCCATGGTGTAGTGCCATCGCTATTCAGCGCAAAACTTACAGCAAGACCATAATTCGTATTTACAGCGTCTCTAAGCCCTGGGTTGCCTGGTGTAGAACCGAATGTTGCGGATTCTGTATATTGAATTAATACGTAAAATGGCGTCGTAGCACTATTGAATTTAAACGTTGCCCACGCGTTATTTCCTGTTGGACTTGTGCCATCCCAATAATCCATTCCAGTACCAGCAGAACCAGAATTATATGCGATTCTTGTTACACCTATCGATGAACATGTCGAATTCAAAAAATTATAGAGATTTACAAATGTCTCTTGGAACACATGTCTGTTCGTGTACCTATGTTCGATTGATCCCTTCAACGTCATATCACAAATGTTCCTTCTACACCGTATTTTGTCATTGTAGTACCGATTGTAGTTGCACTATTCCATGGCACTATAATTTTCTGTCTGGCATATGTTACTGAATTTGTTGGAATTCCATTCGATAAGTATACCACCGGGGCTACCCAGTTCGTATTACTAGAGTTTCCAAGCACAGCATATGATAGATCGCTTGTCATATCATGGCTGGCTAATCCAGCTACTAAATTCATTAGGTTATTAAGTTTTCCCACATATGATAAGCCTTCACGCTTAAGCAACATATCGAATGTGTTAATCCAAACACCTATCGAGTGCATATCATACTTTGGCGTGTCATATAGTCGATTTGGATTTAGTTGCGGAAGTCTAGATCTAAGCGGTACTTCAAGCATAACAGGAACGACACCAATACTAGAAGTATAATGCCATGCACCTCCTTCACAAGATCCCTCGCCATGTTTAGTTCCCCATGTAACTGGATAAACTACATCTGTACCATCGATATATGATCTTGCGATTGGAATCGCGGGTTCTGTTGCATGATCTTGACTAGCTAAGAACACATATGGAATAGGGTGATCAATCGGATAATTTGTATGATTTGATTTAACTGTTTCATATTTTCCAAAATACAAATATCGATATGACGTGTTTGTGGTAGTATCGCTTGTGAATATCAAAAAGTCATTTTTTGTTATAAATGCATGATATCTAACAGACCAATTTCCTGCTTGGCCACGATCATGAATTATTGGAAATAGATTTTTTTGTGATCCTGTATGATACCCACCGGAAATTGAATTCGAAATTGGAAATACTGCCAGCGTACTTGAGCCTGATTTCCACATTGTATTTGCACCAGAAAGCACATAACTTCCTGAGTCAATACTTACGACATATGATAATCCTGACTTTACATGTGTAATCTCATCTATTTTTGATGGTGTGAATAGATGTGTAAGATCACCAGATTCATATGCCCATGGGTCAGCACCGTCTGCACGTTGGGCAATTTGAATGCCTACAGATCCACCTTTGTACCGCACATCATTTAATGACTTTGACCCAAGGTACATAAATCCTGTACGCTTTTGTGTCTTCCAATTACCAATACTATAATCAGATTCTGGAAGTGGTGATATATCCCATGAATATCGTGTATATGGTCCACCACCACAGCTGACGGTATCAATCAACGTCAAATTGTACAGTGTACCCGAAAATGACTGTTGCGTGACAGCATTCGGCTGCACGTAGTTATGATCGTCTGCAAGAGCCGCAACACTATACACTGTCGAGGATGGAGTGTCTCTATTTCGAGATCCAGTAAAGTGTTGAATAAACACGTCAAATGGAACATCTGCTTGTGTGAATCTAAATACTGCCCACGCGCCAGGAGAACTTAGATCACCTACACCAGTTTGTTGATACTGAAACCACCCCCAGTATAATGGATCTCTTGGATCTAGACATCCTCTATCTTGTGGCGTTGCTGTAGGATTGCCTGGCGGTACAGTTGTTAGATCATACTGTGCAGTTTTAGTAAAACCATTTCCAGATGCAATCAGTTGCACACCTAAACTGGTACAATCAGATCCGGTCAAGAAGTTAAACATCTCTACGAAGAGATTTTTACTCAACTCACCTTCTGTATTCGATACAGTTGAAATATATCCATCAATCTTGTATGCAACTGTTGTCATCGTAAATTACACTAATCGACCTTGCGTCGACTCTGATGATTCTTTTGGATCGTCAGAGATTCTATATACCCATCGATGTTCTGCTAAACGATATGAATACACCTTGTGATATCTTGTTCTATCATGATCATAGTCGTTGACGTTTGATATTACAGGCGAATACCCTGGTAAAATCGTCGAAAAATTATCACCTGTGTATAGTATACCTGTCAAAATAATCTTCCTCTTCTCGATCCACCATGACCGGCTGGTGTTGTATTGTCCCAAGGAATCAATATCTTTGTTGTATTCGAACTCTTGCCTCCGAATATTGCATAATCTTTATTTACAGAATTCGATCGATATGGTGTTCCATGAACTAACCTAAAAAATTCTATTCTTCCGAGGTATCCATACTGTGTTGGATCTTCGTCAAGCAATAGAAAGTATGCAAACTGATCGAATTTGTGGTGAAAATCGAACATTGTATTCGGATGCAAATTTTCAGTCTCTACAAATGTTCTGAGATATTCTAGTGAACACTTCTGCGTTCCATATGATGCCGTCGGATGTGCAACTCCGCCATCTTCTGGACGACCAGTTAGATTTCCATGACGATGTGGCCGAATACCAAATGGTGGATTTGCTCCGGAGCCTGTTGTATACAAACAAACATATGGAACATCTGGCGTAAACCCAGGACGGGCGCTGTATTTTCCAAAATAGAAAAACCTCGAATCACCGTCATTTCCTACATCTGTCTGAATAAACAAATTATTTTCATCTGCAATAATCGAAAGCGATGTATGAGTGTCTCTGATCTCTTCATTCGAAACTAATCCGTACATGTTATGTCGCAATGATGCAGGGTAATCGTACGATCCACTAGCATTGTTCGATCTTGGCCATGTGCACAAATATCCTGGTGGTACACTATTTTTCCAGACAGGTGTTCCCTTGATATCAGTTCCGTTATTATTCGTAGTTCCGTTCCATGGTGAAGCACCATTTGAAAAACACGCTACAGCAATACCCACACCACCTTTTGTTGCAGCATATCCAGATGTTGCAGAGATATCAAATTCATTATAAAGTCCCGGTGATCCTGGCACATATGTTTTGCCAAAAGTACTACCATTTAACGTTCCAGTCAAATTAGCAGTACCAAATATTTCAGATTCAGTAGGTGATGGAGACCCGAATGATTTCCCGCCATATGTCCAACCTTTTGCTTCTTGAATCAAGACATAAAATGGAACAGTCGCATTGTTAAACTTGAATACTGCAATCGAATTATCACCAACATAATCCTGCTCGTCAATATAGTTCATACCGACGCCGCCTAAACCTTTATGGTAAGCTACGCGCTGGATCCCAATGGCTTGAGCTGTTTCACTGTTTAGAAAGCTATATAACGTTATGTAATAATCCGTTAATGGATCCGGTAGCGGTCGTATTCTATTTTCGATAAATCCGATAGTCGTCATGGTTCAGTATGTGTTACTAAATAGAACTTGCGTTCCAGATAATGTTATATGTGTGCCTGGCAAATTATAAGCACCATCTGGCCACGGAAATGTCATTTTCACGCTATTTGTCTGTGAATTTCCAAACACTGCTCTAGCATCATATTGTCCACCAAGATCATCAGACACTTTTGTTCTAAATACAGTATGTGTATCATTTCCCCAAAGTGCTCTGACAAACTTAGAACTTCCAGCATATCCAAATTTCCTGGCTTCTAAATCATATGCAGCAATTGCCCACGGAAATTCATCATATATCGGTGCATCTGCGATTGCACTGAATATCGAACACGGCTGAAATTTGGACTCACTTATGAATACTGGTAAATCTAATCCGACATTAAAACTTCCACTTCTACATGTCGGGTACGCTATTCCACCATCAAGCGATGATGACCCCATTCTATGACCGTACACATACCCTTTCGATAACAGCAAATTTGCCGGATCACTTACACTACTTGACAAATGATTCGTCATGTAATACTGCAACTTAGATGCAAATCCAGTATTCTCTGAGTATTCGCCATATAACAATGATGAATACGAATGTGATGGTGATGAAGGATTATATTCGTATGTTTTTACAAATGCAAATGTGTTTTCATCGGCTAATATATGCCAAAGTAAGCTAGAATTGTTCAATTCGTTTTGTGATACTACGCATGTATAATTGCTTTTAGAGTGATGACTTATTCCTCCAGTTCCTTCATCATATTCGAATTTTGTATTATTTGACCGCGGGAAAACTACTAAATCACCTGTGCCTGTTAACCATGTGCACGGATAACTCTTGACATCGTGTCCATCATTTTCATGTGAACCGATCCAATAATCGACATTTCTATCAAGATAACGAGGTGATGTTGCAATTTGCATGCCCACACCTCCATATGACACATATGAACAATTACTCATAAGCGTCCCAGATGCGTGGTCGATCATTGTCCCAAATGGATACTGTTCTGTAACAGACCCAGTCGCAACTTGTATCAGCAAATAAAATGGATTATTCGCATTTGTAAACTGGAAGCATGCCCACGCATTGTTCCCGGGTTTGTTATCGTATTGTGTATAGTCAAATCCTATTTTGACCGGAATTTCCGGGCGAGAACCGACATTATATGCAATACGATATATCCCGGCATGAGACCCATACTCATTCAATAATTTATAAATCGATGTAAACACGTCTGCCGAAGCTGACACAGATGCTGGGGCATAGTGATTAATCGATGATATGATCATAGAATCTTAGAGGCTAGCGTCGCAAGTTCGCTTCTTTCACCCTTAAGCAAGGTAACATGACCGGCAATAGCATATTCTTTGAATTGCTCAATTGCGTATGTCAAACCATTTGTGAATGTGTCAACATGATGATTATCGATCTGTTCAATATCGCCAGTTAGAACAATCTTGGTTCCTTCACCCGCACGAGTAATGATTGTTTTTAGTTCATGAGCAGTCAAGTTCTGACTTTCATCAATGATGATAAATGAATTTGGAATCGATCGTCCTCGCATATATGCAATCGCCTCGATCTCAATAATTCCCTTTTCCTGCAACATCGACAAATAATAATCATCGCTGAGCTTTGGCTTCTTTTCAGAATCTTGCTGCACTGGTCGACGCTTATTAGACTTCTTACCTGACATCAAGAAACTTAAGCTATCCTTGATCGGTGAAATCCACGGATCCATCTTTTCTTCGAGAGTACCAGGAAGAAAACCTAAGTCTTTGCCGACAGCTTGAATTGGTCGCGTAACGATCAATTTTTCATATCTAGCTTCAGATGCATCTCCAACTCCTTTGAGTTGTTCTAGTGCCGCAGCTATTGCAAGTGTTGTTTTACCTGTACCTGATGGGCCTATCAACGTTAACAGCTTAATCTTATCATCGAATAAAAGATCAAACGCGAAGATCTGCTCTTTATTTCGTGGCTTAAGTCCGAATGCATGATCTCGTTTAACAAGCGGAACTACACATGAATCATTCTTGTACTTCGCTAATGCTGATTTGACTGTCTTATCTTCGTGGACATTCTTCAATACAACAATCTGATTCGGAAATAACTTCTTTCCGTTCGATATCGACTGTGGAAGTTCCAGCTTATCATTTTCGTAAAAATAATCGATAAGTTCAATCGGCACATTGTCGAATACCGCAACACCTCGATACAAATCGTCAAGTGATTCGGCTTGATGTAGCTTTACATAATCTTCACTTTTTATCCCAAGTGAATCGCACTTAATCCGAACGTTGATGTCTCTTGTAATCAATGTTACGTCACTGCCGTTCATCATCTCAGACATCGCCGTAGCAATGATGATGTTGTCGGCATTATTTACGTCGAATTCATCAGAAAGTGATCTAACAACATCTTTCTTGATTGCCAAAATTCGTAAACTGCTCTTTGTGCGCTGGATCTCAACACCGTCGCATAGATTACCAAGTCCTCGAAGATCATCTAAATTTCTAGAAACCTGCCTGGCAGCACGACCGACTTCATCAAAACGATTTTTAATCTTGTCGAGTTCTTCAATAACGACAAATGGAATTACAACTTCACAATTTTCAAATGAATATAATGCATTGCTATCATTCAAAAAGACATTCGTATCAAGAACGTATGTTTTTCTCATCAATTAATCCTTGTCAACAAAAAACAATTTAAAACTTCGCATGGTGCACAGAATTACAATTCATCATGTCAATGAACAAAAGAAAACTTAAACTGGTTGATGCTAACGAGGCCGATGTGGTAAAAGACATCACGTGTTTTTCTGCACAACTTAAATATAACACATGCTGCCAAAGAAAATCGTGCAAAGAATGGATCAATAGCGACAACAACAATAATTGCTCTATTATTGCCGCAGGTGAAGGTCCAAAAACACTACAAGATATTGGCAAGATCTTCGATCTTACAAGGATGAGAATCTGTCAGATTGAAAAGGGAATCAATAAAAAGATCAGAGACTTGATTTAGAATTTTCGCTTTTTATTTTGCTTTGGCGGCTGAACAGTTTTCGCTTCAGATGCTTCGACATCTTCCACAACACTTTGAACTTCTTCTGGTTGTGCCTCAGCTGATACTTCATCACTATCATTAACTTGCAGCGAAACTAGTCCTGGAACAACTGCAGCTAGCTGTTCTTCTTGTACTAGAACTTGCTCAACAACAGGAGAGGGAGGAACAAAAACGGGCTCTTGTGCCTTATGATCAACATCTTTATGATGATGTCTCACTAGCTTTCCACTTTTGTCAGTTATTACGTATTTTTTTGTCGGATCTAATCCACGATTGTGGATTTCAGCACGAATTGCTCTTGTAGACATTCCTATTCCTTGACTTCATTTTCTGGTTTACCAGCTTTATAAATTTCTAAACTGGTCATCGATGCTTGATGTGTTAATTTCTTGAGATAGCGCATCCCCTTTCGCGCTCTAACACCAGCCGAAACGTTTCCGTTCAAGCTCTTCGCTACATCTAGTCCAACAGCTTCGACTAATGTTTTTAACTCAGTCCACTGCGATGCTAACAGCTCAACCATCGCACTTGTATCAGTACTAGAACTCATATTTTGTTCTCCCACATACAAGGTAAGTATTATTTGACACTAAAAAGATTAATCGCCAATAACTTTATCAACGATCCCAAGCTTGATTGCTTCTTCTGAAGTCATAAAATAATCATATCCGAGAGACATGATATTCTTGATCTGATCAATCGACATATTCGTTTCTTTGGAAAGCGCATCAACAGCAATATTCTGCAAACGCTCTGTTTCTTTCACTGAATTAACCATTTGAAACACATTGCCACCTGTTTCTGATGCGACGGGATGCATCATGATTCGAGCATTTCGACCAATCAATCGTCGACCTTTGACACCAGATGCTAGTAGTAATACACCAGCCGACATTACTTTCCCTAGAGCAATAGTATACACTGGACACGGCAAAAACTTAATCGTATCATACAGACTGAACATCTCGTCAATCGATCCGCCATATGTGCTGATAATCAAATAAATCGGCTGTTGCATATTTTGATTTGCAAAACTTATAAGTTGCGCAATAATCGCAGGGATCGTATGCTCATTTACGTCTCCAGACAAAAATAAGATTCTCTCATTCATTGCTGGACTTTGCATACCAGAAATCATAGACATAATATCGTCTTCATGCATTTTTGGCGAAGACTTATCAGTTGCACAACTTGAACTATTACTAACCGATCTTCCCATTGGTACTCTCCTCTAAGATGAAGTGACTATTTCCTAGCTCTTTTAGAACTTCAACAAGAGCTACACAATGATCATGATTTTCTAATTCGAATGCCATTAGACGAATAATCGTCAAAATATCTTTGTCTGATACACCATAATCGACGATCGTTTTCGAGATCTGTCGACATGTCAACATTGCTGATGCTTGTGTATCACTCGATGTTGTGCCGTATAAATTCATAATTTTATTTTATGTAACATCGCATTGAAATGTTTCAACTTTGTACAATTCTCTTCCAAGAATTCTGACATACTTCACATATCTTACATCATCTAAAACTTCCGTGCTTAAAACAATGTAGTCTCCGTATTTTTCATTCTCAATAATGAAACTTGCTTGTTCCCATGACGATATATCAAGATCGTACAATTCCATCAATGATGTGAGATTTTTTGGCAACGTTAATTTCAAATCATCTAATGATGTTAGCAGCTTAGATTCTTCTTTTCCGTTCATCACTATCGATTCGCATATATCGATCACCTTATGCAACACTCCACAATTTGGACACTGCACAATTTTTTGCTTTACAACACCATCAACTATCTCTGATAGCACAAGAAAATGAAAAAGCGGCGGATCTTCACGATCAAAATGTTGTTGTAATATACACTTACATCGAATAGAATGCTTCTGGTATGTATGTTTCGGAATCAATTCATTTTCAGACATTGCACTATTCATTATAATATCTAAATTTATCGAGAATTATCAATGTCACATATGAAAACACTACAAGAACAGTATCGTCAAAAGCAACTTCGAAAATTTCTTATTTTAGAAATGAAGATTTCTGATATGCTTGAAGCAACCAAGCAACTCATGAAAACAATTGACGCGAATGGACTTTCAGACTTTCTATCATCTACAGCTAGTGGAGCTTTAAAGCCTTTCGAACAATGGTTCACTGATTACAGCGAGTGGGTTCTCGAAAATGACAACACGTATAATACACTTCTACAAATTTCGATTGATGGTGCTAATCACAAAACAAAATATAGTGATGACCAAATCAAAGAACTACAAGCAGGATTAGAACAACTTATCAATACAACAGACCAATTTGGCAATATTAAAGCAGAAATAACAAACATAGTAAAAAATATAAAAGACACTATTTCAAAAATAAGCAACGGATTGCAATCTAAACCAGGTTTGTTATCCAAAATTAAAAATGTGGCTGCTGCTCAAAATGACAAAGCTGTCAATGGTACAGAACATAAACAGTATGACAAATTACTGAATACTGGAAATAAGACAGCTGATTCGATCATCAAATTCATCTTAAAAGATGTTGATGTCTCTGACCCAAAACAACTTCAAACACAATTGGAACAATACGGTCAAAAACTTGAAACTTATGCAACGTCATTAAATCAGATCGACTCATTTGTTGACCAACTTGATGGTGCCATCAGCAAAATCAAGGAATTTCTTGAACCTAAGGATGCTGCACAAAACCCGAATGAAGCAAAACCTGAAACTGGACAGAAACCAGAAAATGCTAAGGGTACAGATGCTGAACAGAAGAAAGAACGTTCACATGATGAAAATATTTCGACAGCACCTATAAATGCAGAAATTATGCCTCCGTTTGCATCTATCTTAACAGATATGGGTGCCACAGATCTTAAAAACAAAGATCCAAAAGTACTTAAGGCATTTCGCGATTTTTATGATAAGGTCGACACTGCTATCACAAAAGCTATAGCAGATAAGAAAATCGCTGTACAGAAAAAAGCATAATTAGACTACAACAAAATTTTCAAATTGTTGAATCGATGATTCATATATCTGCTTTGCATGCTTATATGATGAATATGGAAATATTTCTGTTCCACATGTAACATATCCAAAACGTAAACAGTGATTAATCACAGCAATTTTTTTCTGCAATAAACTCATGATCATCTTAGAATCATGTGAATCGCGTATTGAAATTACCGCAGACAGGCTAGTTAGATGTCTAATTCTTTGTAGTATTTCTTTGTAATTTTGATCATTTGCTTGATCTAATTTTTGATTCAATTTTTGAATTTGATTTTGTACTTGCAGCTTTGTCGAACTGTTAGACATTGCACAAAGACGTTCATTCTGCGAATACGAAAAATCAATGACATACTTCAAATTTTGAAATTTGATCGAAGATGCTAATTGCCCTTTTTCAGATGAGATTACTTCTGTACCTGTCACTAATGCAATGTCAAACATATCATTGATATGATTTTCATTTAGCGATATCGATAGTGGAATTACTCTTAGCGTATTTCTTCTTAGATTAACTGCAATTGTATTTGCAACGTCATCTGAATACCCTCTAGCAAAGATGATTATATGTTCTTTTACTTCTGAGGCCTGTTGCAATATATGATGAATTTCAGAAACTGATTCGATATAGCCATCAATTACAATACATTTAGCAAATTTACTTTTGACATGTCCTACATCGACTGGGCATTGAATATCATCAAATGAAAATTTATCATGAATCTCTATGGAATTTTTCTTACAATTTTTATTGCTTACAAATTCTATAGACCCGTTTTGACCAAGATATCGATAACATACTTCGATAATTTTTGAATACTTTTCATCTACTTGCGATGTTACAAATTTTTGATATGCTTCTCTGTCAAACTCTTTTTTTTCTATTGCTGTGCTAACTGCTTTAGCTAAAAACATTTGAACGAATAAGTCACCGCAAAGTGGTGCAATTTGGTTCGCTTTGTTCCATTGATCGATTATCAAATCATAATAAATTTTTTCAGATTCAGTTACTAACGACCTGAATTTTTGATATTTTTGAATCTCAAAATCGATGTATTGACCATCATCTGATAGAACAGACTTTGATTTGAATGCTTTTTCTAATACATCTCTGAATGATTGTTGCACATTGAAATGATATTCAAAATTATTTGAATTGTATATGTGTGCGAATTAAATCGTATAGCACTTTTCCAAGCAATGTAAACAATGGAACAATGATAGCCCAGAATGCTTTATTCACATTTGAACGCCATTTTTCCATGTCTTCTAATCGAGGTTGAAGAGTATCGATTTTCTTCAAATCTGTTTTGACACTGGTCAGTGATTCTGAGAATTCTTTTTCAAGTTCCTGCACATCTTGTGCATCTTTATCACGGTTTAATTTGATTTCAGTCAGCGTCTTATCAATCACATGAGCACGTTCAAGATTCATTTTTTCTGTAGATTTGATTCTAGAATACAAACCATCATCAGGATGATATATCGTTTCTTTTAGCTGATTGACTTCATTTAGAATTTTCGATTGTGTTTCTTCGATCGTGTTAATTTTTTCCATCAATCGTTCGAAACCGCCATTTAGAACTTTTGATGATTCTAATTTCTTCTCGATCGTGCCGAGAGTCTGTTCTAGGTGACCAAAAACCTGCTTGAATAACTCATCTGACATAATCTTAAAAATAATTATCCAGGTCAGTATAGTTTTCGAATAACGATATTGTTCATTCGAATTTTTGCGCAACAGGGACTATAGGCTCCTGCCTTAATGAGAATAAGCCGTCAGGTTTCCAAAAGAAACCTTCACGATTCATTTTCTTTAATCGTACCCAAAAGGGAATCTTAAACAGATCAAGCAACAAATTGGAAGCTGCATTCAAATCTGAATCATGTACAAAGCTACATGACGTACACTTGAACGTCTTTCCTTTTCTGTTCGCTTTACGAACCCAACCACATGAACTACATCTCTGAGACCTAAACTCATTCGGTACCTCGACAATATCGAAACCTTCGGCTTCGCCAAGTCGAACAAGCTTGTCTTTGATCAAAGTGTATGTCCAATGTGATAAAAATCTTGACTTTCTGTGGCCATATCCAACTTGATGAAGTTTTTCTAAACGGACTTCTTTAATTCCATTCATGTTAAGTTGGTTGATGGACCAATTAATATAATTTTGTCTATGAGACTGTGCAGCCCTGAAAGCTTTTGAGCCTTTCTTCTTTCTGGATAACTTTTTCAGAATTGTCTGAAGATTGTGACCATGTTTGCAACGTTTTGTCGTCTTTCCATTTGATAATGAAAGTGTGTTGACAATTCCTTGATCTGCACCGACAACTTCTGTACCTGTTTTAGAATGACTTTCTGCTTCGAATATTAATCGAACACTGTCTTTCGATAGTCTAATGCATTGATTTCTCGTACCAATCGCACTCCACTTTTTCGAAACTTTAGTTTCTTTAATCGGGATTTTGATTTGAATCTTTCTGCCAATGCACCAAATTTTTATAAATGTGAATGATTTTCCTTTTTCGAAATCAACGAATCTTGAATCGAGTTCTAGATTCGTATTGGAACAATTTGGCTTTACAAGAGCTTGTCGATCGATTTTCGATTGCAGATATTTGACATTTTCTCCAGTTCGTTGGAGCTTTTTAAGCATGTAAGTCTGCATTTCTCGCTTTGTTCGAGCAGATCTTAGCATCGCTAATGCTTGTTTGCCGCATGCTTGTCGCATTCTTGACGAGAGCCAAGTTTCATATTTGCTTAATGCTTCTGTAGAAATGAATTTGGTCTTCGAAGAATTTTTATCTAACCACAAATCATCGACGATCATTTGAAGCAAACGTCGATATTCATCAACAAGTGAAGAAATCACAAGAAGCTTATTCAAGTTACAAAATTTCAGAGAATGCTTGCTAGACCGAGTCATCTGTCATAATCTCGATCAGCATTTTCTTCTTTTTCTGGATATAGTCTACATTAGATGCAAAATGATGAATGATTTCAACCAAATCATCTGTAACTTCTGATGTTTCAGTTTTCAATTCATTTATGACTTCTATCTTATTTTTCGTGAATAACTGAAACCAATTAAACCCAAATCTTGCAAGTCTATCTTTACACTCAACAACAATTTTGTCATATAATTCAATATTTGAAAGAATGCTAGTCAAACCAGGTCTAGTGTCGCTTAGACCAGATCCAAGTTCTTTTACAGATCGAATAACTTTGTATCCTCTTGATGCAGCATATTGTTCTAATCTTCGAAGCTGATCATCTAAACATTTTTTATTTTGCGATGAACTAGTTCTAGCATACAAGACGACTCTAATTTCGTCTGATCGGCTATTCGCGGTACTACTGTCTGGCAAATCAATGACTAATTTACCAGAAGGAAGTGTTCGAACACCGGAAATCAGCCCTTTTCTGTACCAGTTCCACACAGCTGCATATTTTACGCCTTGTTCTTTCGCATATTGACTTAACTTAAGCGTTCTCACAATTTATATATAATTTGCAAAAATGTAAAGTAACAAAAATAATGAAAGAATATGAGATATAAAATATTTCAAATATTGTTATACATTCTCGTAAGATGTAGTATTTTTAAAATTACTAAATTGTTTCTTAATCTTAAGTAACTTAAATAGAAATTAAATTAAGTAACTTAAATAGAAATTAAATTAAGTAACTTAAATAGAAATTAAATTAAGTAACTTAAATACCGCGCGAAACAAGTACTGAAAATTCGATATAGTCTTTAGCATGTTGGATTTTACGAAACGAGTATTTGATTTCTCCCAATTCTTCATATCACAAGATGCAAAATATATTTTTGTAGCTGATTGCTTTTCAGCTGATTATGAAGGCGGTGCAGAACTTACAACAGATGCTATTATTTCATATACTGATCAAAAAAATGTAGCAAGACTGCATGCAAAAGATGTTACAAATGATTTGGTTTTGAAATATGCTGACAAATACTGGGTATTTGGAAATGTAACGCAACTAAACCCCTCAATCTATCAATCAGTGATTCAGAATTTGAAATATTCAATAATTGAATATGATTACAAATTTTGTAAATATCGTTCGCCAGATAAGCATCAAGCTGATACAAAATCAAATTGTGATTGTGCCGATTCAGTTCACGGTAAAGCTGTTGAAACATTCTTTTCATATGCGAAATCTGTCTTCTGGATGTCTGAGGCACAAAAGAATGTGTATCTAACAAGATTTCCAAAACTGGAATCTGCTACAGATCATCACGTGCTGTCTTCAATCTTTTCAGAAGATCACTTAACAACAATCAAAAAACTTAAATCAGAAACTGTATTGAAATCTGATTCTTGGATCATCCTCGGATCAAATTCTTGGGTCAAAGGCTTCGAAGCTTCAAAAAAGAAATGTGAAGAATTAAATCTTCAATATGAAATTGTATGGAATCTGCCCTACAAAGAATGTCTAAAGAAAATTGCATCATCAAAGGGGTTGGTATATCTTCCGGAAGGTGATGATACTTGTCCCAGACTTGTTATTGAAGCAAAAATGTTGGGATCTGAACTAATCCTCAATGAGCACGTCCAGAATGAGCCAGAAGAATGGTTTAGGCTTGGGACAATAGAATCCATCTCTGAATATGTAAAAACACAGGGCACCGGTTTCTGGAAAACTATACAGGCATCTAGGGACAAGAAAGTAACGCTGGGCGGTTATACTACAGTCTTGAACTGTCTGAAAAATGAGTATCCCTGGAAACAATCTATCAGTTCACTTCTTGGATTTTGTGATGAAGTAGTTGTCGTCGATGGTGGATCTGATGATGGAACATGGGAAGAATTGCAAAATATTGCAAAGCTATATCAAAATCTGAAAATCTTCCAAGTTCCGCGAGACTGGATTCATAAACGTTCGGCTGTTTTTGATGGAGAACAAAAAGCTGTTGCAAGAGAAAAGTGTGTAAGTGATTTCTTGTGGCAACAAGATGCAGACGAAATTGTCCATGAACAAGATTATGAAAAAATTAAAGCGCTTGTAGCATCATTTCCAAAAAATGTCGAATTGTTAGCTTTACCTGTCATTGAATATTGGGGAAGTGATAAAAAAGTTCGTGTTGATGTCAACCCATGGAAATGGCGATTAAGCAAAAATACAAAGACCATAACACATGGAATTCCAGCAGCGCATCGACGTTATGATGAGGAAGGACAACTTTATTCTGCAGGATCAGATGGCTGTGATTACATCTATAAGGGAACATTCGAACAAGTAAATTTTGCAACATTTTATACGCCGCAAATTGAATCTGTACGCAATGCTGCACTAGCAGGAAACCAAGAAGCAATTGCCGGATATTCGCAGTGGATGAATATGATTGCTTCACAAGTTCCCGGTGTATATCACTATAGCTGGTACAACATCGAGAGAAAAATTAAGACATATAAGACATTCTGGAGTCGTCATTGGGAATCGATGTTTAATAAAAAGCAAGAAGATACACCAGAAAATAATATGTTCTTCAATAAGTGTTGGGCAGATGTATCTGATTCAGAAATTCGCGAATTAGCTCAAAAAATGAGTGATAATATGGGCGGCTGGATCTTTCACACAAAAATCGATTTTTCGAAACCCACACCTTGGGTTGTTTTACAATCGAAACAACAACCAGCTAGCATGGTGATGTAATGCCATATCATTGTTATTATGAACTAATGTTGAATGTTCTCACAAATCGAGAACGAAGAAATATTCTAGAGATTGGAGTTGACACTGGATCAACGATACGAGTTATTTGTGGTGGTCTAATCACAAGAAAATTACCATTTTCGTTTACGGGAGTTGATATCAAAGTACAGCAATCTGTAACGTCGATGGTTTCCGATTACAAAACACTTATGACAGATCAACAACAGATTAATTTAATTGAACAAAATAGTCTTACTTGGTTGTTGACACAAAATCAGCAATATGATTTGATTTTGTTAGATGGTGATCACAATTTTTTTACTGTGCAACAAGAGCTAAATCAACTCAATAAATTGATTGTAGATGATGGAGCTATTTTTGTTGATGACTATTATGGGAAATGGTCTGATAGAGATTTGTTTTATGCTGAACGTCCAGGTTATGAACTAACAGATGCAACACCTCGTGTAGATACAGAATTTCATGGTGTTAAACCAGCAGTTGATGAATTTGTAAATTCACATAGTGAATGGTGTATTATGACGCCGCAACAGTCAGAATCGATTATTCTAGTCAAGGATCGAACAAATAAATGAAACGTGTTCTTATACAAGAAAAACTTAAGCAGCTTGGAACATCTGTAGAAAACATTGTTCTTGGTGATTTTGACTTTATTGGTGAATTCACAGCAAAAAAATCACGTGACAGAAATTCTGAATTGTATAAAAATGTCGGATCATTTTTTAGACCGAATTATGAACGTGGGATTCTAATCCACGAACTGATTCGCCATTATCATATTAAAACGTATCTTGAAATTGGGTTCGGTAGAGGATATTCTACGCTTTGTGCCGCGAAGGCTTTAGCCAGTGAAGGTGTGACAGAACAAGGATCAGTCATGACTGTCGACCCTAATTTCGATGAAAAACATATGAGCATTTTGTCACAAATATTTCCGAATGAGTGGCTCAAGTTAATCAAATTTTCAAAGGGATATTCAAAAGATATCTTGTCAGAAAATCAATCGAAATTTGACATGATTTATATTGATGGTGACCATACAGAAGCTGGTACTAAACTCGACTGGGAGCTTTGCAAAGACCGTTGGAATACATGTGTATTGTTCGATGATTATCATCCAGATAGCTCAGAACATAATATGCAGTGTGCAAAAGTAATTGATTCTATCGCTGAACATGAATTTGATGCAAATGAAAAAGAATTAGTAATTCTAGATCGCAGAATTTTTCTCGATGATCGTGGTTACACGGATGATCAAATCAAATATGGGCAAGTTTTGATGACAAAGAAATCATTGAGCAATTCGCCGATTTCATCGTGGTTAGAAAATGAATAATCGATTTGTATTTGTTGCACCAATGTATAATGCTAGCAATACGTTAGCAAGATTGTTGCATTCACTCTGCGGTCAGTCATATGATAATTGGAAATTAGCTTTGATCGATGATATGTCTGATGAATCACATCGTGAACGTGAATTAGACATTTTAAGAAAGTTTATATCACTCGATAATTCACTTGCACAAAAATTGATTGTTACATGGAATCATCATGGAAGAGGGAAATGCTGGGAAGTTTCAAATGTGCTTCATGGTCTAACATTTTGCGATGACAATGATATTGTTTGCAGAATTGATGCCGATGATTGGCTTTGTGATTTAGATGCATTAGCATTTATAAATCACGAATACGAAAAAACGAATTGTGACTGTCTATGGACAGCTCATCGTTGGGCTATAAGTGATAAAAATATTTCAGGCCCCATGCCTGACAATGCAGATCCATATCGATATCCGTGGGTGTCATCTCATCTTAAAACATTCAGAAAATACTTGCTAAATGATGTGAAAGATGTAAATTATCGAGGTTCGAATGGCGAATATATTCGTCGAGCTGGAGATCAAGCAATATATCTTCCAGCACTATACAATTCTAAAAAACGTATCTTCTTACCAAGAGTAACATATCACTATACAATCGATGATGTGCCTGAAACGTACCAAACAGCTGATGCACACTTCCAAAGAGATGAAGCCGTCGAATTACGCAATCGTGGATATGTGAAGTGATAAAAGTATTAATTAATCGAGCATATCGTACTGGACCATGGGGTGGTGGCGCAAATTTTGTGAATGCATTCTTTGATCATGCAAAGGAATACGAAATAAGTGTAACAACATCACTAGCAGATAATCCAGACATAGTCCTCATGATTGATCCAAGATATGATGAATTAGGATTATCTGCCAACGAACTAGTTCAGTACACAAATCAAAAAAATATTCCATTAATACAACGTATAAACGAATGTGATGCTAGAAAAGGGACTACAGATATCGACAAAATGTTACTATCATGCAGTAAACACTTAACACATAGCGTGTTCGTGTCGAATTGGCTACAATACTATCACATGTCAAATGACAATGGGTGGTACTGCAATTCAAATTCTGTAATCTACAATGGCGTTGATAGCAATATCTTTAGACCCGGAAATAAGCTTAATAATCAAAAAGTGAATATTGTTGCTCACCATTGGAGTGACAATCGTTTGAAAGGTGCAGATATTTACGAAGAAATTGATAA